CACTCTTTCCCTACACGACGCTCTTCCGATCTCTCCAATTTTCCTCCGGGGGGAATTTTTAAAAAACCATTTTTGTTGTATTAGGTGTTTATTGGGGCATATGCGTTATTTCCCATCCTAGGGTACTTTACCTCCTTTCAACCTAGGCTCTGATTACCTCCTTTCTAGCGCATATGTCCCGATAAGCACCTAATAACTATATTGTAATTACTACACAAATCACACACAACATGTCTATAAGGGGGTTTATATTATGGACAACTACTATCCAATCGATAGTCTATACCTAGAGGGTGAGTGGCTGGAGCACTATGGAACCAAGTATCATTCAGGCAGATACCCGTATGGTTCCGGTGAAAACCCATACCAGCACGACCCTAGGTCATTTCTTCAGCGATATAAAGCTCTCCAGGACGAGGGCATGTCTGAAAAGAACATTGCTAAAGCTTTATTGGGACCAGATGCGACAACAACATCACTTAGAAACTACAGGTCTCACTACTCAGAGGTAGTAAAGCAGAATAACATCAACCGCGCAAAGGATATGTATGACAAGGGCGCAGGTTATACCGAAATCGGAAAGACTCTTGGAGTTAATGAGTCAACAGTTCGTGGCTGGGTTAACCAAGGCATCAAGCGCGACGTAAGTAAGAACGCTGAAATCGCTGAGTTCTTAGCTGAGCAGTGCAACGAAACTGGATTCTTGGACATCGGAACCGGAAGTGAGCGCTGGCTAGACGGTGTATCACAGGATAGACTTAAGAAGTCAGTCGATTATCTTAAGTCCGTTGGCTACAAAGTTGAAACCGTACACATTGACCAGGTCGGAGCCGCCGGAAAACAGACAAACGTTAAGGTCTTAGTTCATCCGGATGCAATCCAGGACTATTCCAAGTATGAGAATTCATACGATGCTGCTGTTAAAGCAGTTAAGGCTGCCAAAGTAAAGACACTGGCAGACTACACAACCGATGACAGCGGAAAAACATTCCGTAAGCTCGAGCGACCAGCGTCACTCGACTCATCTAGAGTAATGGTACGATACAACATATCTGATGACATTCACGACCCTAACAATGGTCTTGGCAAAGATGGTACTATGGAAATCAGACCTGGTTGTGTCGACCTAGACTTAGGCAATTCAGCTTATGCACAGGTTCGTATTAAAGTTGATGACACCCACTACCTTAAGGGTATGGCCATTTACGGCGACCCAAAGGATTTCCCAAAGGGTGTTGACGTAATCTTTAATACCAACAAAACTTCTGACGTTCCGATGATGGGACCGAAGGACGATACAGTTCTTAAAGTTCTTAAAAGCGACCCAGACAACCAGTTTGGTGCCAACATCAAAGCCGGTGGACAGTACTTCTATACAGACCCAAAAACTGGTAAAGAGAAACTGTCACCGATTAATAAAATTAACGACGAAGGTGACTGGGGAGAATGGTCTAAGACTTTGTCAGCTCAGTTCCTCTCAAAGCAGGACATTAAACTTATCGAGAAACAGTTGGGGTTGGCTCGTGACGAGAAGAAGTCAGAGTTCGACGAAATTAAGAGTCTGACAAACGGCACACTTAAAGTTAAACTCCTCGAAGAGTTTGCTGACGAATGTGATTCAGCAGCTGTTCACCTTAAGGGCGCTGCATTACCTAGACAGCAGTCGCACGTACTCATACCAATTCCTGAAATGAAGGACAACGAGATTTATGCTCCGAACTTTAAGAACGGAGAAAAGGTAGTTCTCGTCAGATACCCTCATGGTTCAATCTCAGAAATTCCAGAACTGATAGTAAACAACAGAGTTAAAGCCGCTCAAAATGTAATTGGCACTAACTCTAGAGATGCTGTCGGAATCAATAGCAATGTTGCGATGAGATTGTCCGGTGCTGACTTCGACGGCGATACTGCACTTGTAATACCAAACAACAAGGGCGAAATATTACATCGTGATACCTTCGAAGCGCTGAAAGGTTTCGACACTAGTGACTACGCGTATGCTCGTGGTGAGAAACACATTCGAGTTGGTGACGGCGACGGATTCGTAAAGGGCCTTCAGATGGGTGAGGTAACAAACCTGATTACAGACATGACTCTGTTGGGTGCTGGCGAAGACGAAATAGCAAAGGCTCTTAAGCATTCAATGGTAATCATCGATGCTGAAAAGCACGACCTTAACTGGAAGAAGTCCGAACTTGACAATGACATTCGTGCCTTAAAAGAAAAGTATCAGGGCAAACCTACCGGTGGCGCGAGTACAATCGTATCTAGGTCTACATCACCAGTTTATGTAAACAATTATAAACTTGGTGAGACTAGAGTATTAAAAGACGAAAAAGGAAACACCATCTACAACGAAGACGGAGCGCCTAAAACTAAAGTCTTTTATTGGGACCCAGATACTGGTAAGAAGTTAAAGACCGAAACCGGAGAATACAGTGTTGAGCTTCCAATTAAGAATCTTAAAACTGGTAAGAAGGTACTTGCCGATGTAAAGACAGACGTTAAAACTGGAAAGCAGTACCTCAACTATTTCGACCCAAATAAAGGCGAATGGGTTAAAGACTACAACATAGACCAAGGTAAAAAGAAGTATAAGCAGAAAGTCTCAACTAAAATGTTTGAAACTGAAGACGCTTACAGTCTTGTTGGAACACCTAATGAGCCTAAAGAAATAGCTTATGCCGAACACGCAAATTATCTTAAGAATCTTGGTAATCAGGCGAGAGCTGAAATCTCACGTACCAAAACACAGCAGTACAATAAGGAAGCTGCTAAGAAATACAAAGCTTCTGGTGAGATAGCTTCGTTGAACATTAAACTTAACGACGCACTTAAAAATGCTCCACTTGAGAGACAAGCCCAAATCTTAGCTAATAACTACGTTTCGGAATTTAAACGTTCACATCCAGATGCGGATAAGGACGATTACAAGAAAGCAAAAACTAAAGCCTTGAACGAAGCCAGAGCTACAACAGGCGCTAAGAAGCATCAGATTTACATTACTGATTCCGAATGGAAAGCTATACAGGCTGGAGCAATCTCAAATAATAAACTCGAACAGATTCTCAACAATGCAGACGAAGATAGAGTTAAAGAGCTTGCAACTCCTCGTAGAGATTCCGGTGCTTTGTCTGCTGCCCAGATAGCATCAGTAATTCAAATGGCTCACAACGGCTACACAAATGCAGAGATCGCAGAAGGTCTCGGCGTCTCAGCCTCAACAATATCCAAACTTATCAACGAATCAAAATGAGAGGGGTGAATTAAATGGATAGAAATGTAAACAAAGACGGCTGGGTAAATCTGGAAGACTACAACCCACCTAAATCTAGAGAGTGTATGTTGTCAACGAGCGATAATCCGTTTAACCCCTACGAGCAGTGGGATTCGTGGTATAAATGGGATATCCTTCATGGCTATGATTCTTGCGGCTATTTAGCAAGAATTGCGCAAACATACGACACAATGACGCCATACGAAATTGCCCGCGAGAATGAGCGTGCAATTGATGAAATCATAAAATTTAATCTTACTGGAAATTACATAAAAGTGTTTCCGCCTAAGAAATAATTAGCAGGAGGCTCCTATGGCTAAAAAGAAACAAGAAACAATGCCTGCTAGGAGCGTCGAAGAAAAAGAGCGCCAGATGACCATAGATGCTATGAATCTGGCGCATGAGCGCATCCTAGATGGCACAGCAACCTCGCAACTACTTACGACCGTTATTAAATACGGAGACAAGAAGAGAGATCTTGAAATTCGAAAGTTAGAAGCCGAGGTAAAATTAGCAGAGGCAAAAACAGAAGCCATCAAAGCAGCTGCAGGACAAGAAGAGCTTTACAAATCAGTCCTCGAAGCCTTTAAACGATGTTCGCCATCAGAGCACAGCGAGGAGGACGAATGGTCATGAAACGAAGCTATTCAAAGATGAAACATCTTCAAACTTACGAAGAACGTTTAGCTTATCTCGACTGCGCTGGCATGGTCGGACAGGAAACTTTTGGATATGAAAGAGCTCTTAACCAGAGACTCTATCATTCCCCAGAGTGGAGAGCGCTCCGACATAAAATAATACTCCGAGATAGCGGACTTTATAGACCTTACGATTTAGGCATCGAAGGCCGCGAAATCGATGGACCGGTGTTCATACACCACATAAATCCAATCACACCCGAAGACTTCAAAATGAACTCTTCTAAAATCTGGGACCCAGATAATCTAATCTGTTGTTCCAGACAAACACATGAGATTATTCACTACGGCTATAGGCTCGCTGAAAAAGAGTTCGACCTTGATGGTGAACGCTTTCCAGACGATACTACCCCGTGGAGATAGGAGGACTTATGAGTTATTCGATTTTACTCGATACTAAGAAACGACTCGGGCTAACTCCTGATTACACATATTTCGACGATGACATTATCATGGCTATTAACTCAGCTTTCCTAATACTTAATCAGCTTGGTATTGGGGACACATCTACTGTGTTTAAGGTTGAAGACATCGATACCGAATGGACTGATTTTATAGACGAGGATGATCCGTGCTTTGGCGTAGTTCCAGAATACATTTTTATGAAGGTACGCCAGCAGTTCGATCCTCCGCAGTCTAACATTCTTAAAGAGTCTTTAAATGCATGCATTAGCGAGTATGAATGGCGTATGATGGAAGCGCACGAAAATTATGATGTTTAAGGAGGACTAATGGCACTTTCAAACACAGCAGTCCCAAAGTATTATGGGGCGTTCAGAGAGGCTGTACTACGAGGAGACATTCCAGTCTGCCGAAATATAGAGATGGAAATGAACCGTATCGACGCGATGATTGAGGATCCGCGGTACTACTACGACGAACAAGCTGTCGAGGGCTTCGTTTATTTCTGTGAAACTGAAATGTGCTTAACTGACGGCCAACCGATGAAGTTACTTCCTTCATTTAAATTATGGGCCGAACAGTGCTATGGCTGGTATTACTTTGTAGATCAAGAACAGTGGATAGATGACGACGATCTTGGAAATGGTCACTTTGAAACAAAACGTGTTTGTAAGCGTCTAATTACTAGCCAATACTTAATAGTTCCGCGTGGCAACGCCAAATCGGTGTACGAGTCTTGTCACCAATACTACAATTTAATAATGGTTAACAACACCAATAAACAAATACACACGGCTCCAACAATGATCCAGGCCGACGAAGTCATGTCTACTATTCGAGTGGCTATGACACAAGCTCGAGGACCATTGACAGAGTTCCTAACGCAAGGATCGCTTCAAAATACAACTGGTGATCCAAAACTCCGTCCAAAATTAATGTCCACCAAAGCCGGAATTCGAAACGACATATATCCATCGATACTAGAAATTCGACCAATGACAATCGATAAATTACAGGGTCTCCGTTGTAAGATAGCAACTGTCGACGAATGGCTCTCTGGTGATATTAGAGAAAACGTTGTCGACTCACTAGAACAGTCGTGCGCAAAAGGCGACCAGGAATATTTAATACTAGCAGTTTCATCTGAAGGTACTGTTCGTAATGGACCTGGTGACACAGTTAAGATGTGGTTAATGGACATATTAAAAGGCGAAACATACAACCCGCACGTCTCCATATGGTGGTACCAATTGGATGACATAAAAGAAATTGCCGATCCGTCAACATGGCGTAAAGCAAACCCAAACATTGGTCAAACAGTAAGCTATGAGACTATTCAGCTTGATGTTGAAAAAGCAGAATCGAATCCGGCTTATAGAAACGACATGGTTGCTAAAAGATTTGATATACCTATGGAAGGATATACGTATTTCTTTACGTACGACGAAACACAACCGTTCAATAGACAAAACTTTAAAGGCATGCCGTGTTCGCTTGGCGCTGACCTTTCGATGGGTGACGACTTTTGCGCGTTCACACTTTTGTTTCCTTTAGGTAAAGATGACTTTGGCGTCAAGACTAGAGCATACATAACCGAACGAACATTGGGTAACCTACCAATAGCCATGTATACCAAATACCAAGAATTTATGGATGAAGGCACATTACAAATCATGCCTGGTACTGTATTAGACATGATGGAAGTATATGACGACTTAGAAGTTTGGATGGACGATAATCGATACGACCCATTCTGTTTCGCTTATGACCCATATAACGCTAAAGACTTTGTAGAACGATGGGAACGAGAACATGGCGAATACGGCGTCGTTAAAGTAATACAGGGAGCTAAGACGGAATCGGTTCCATTAGGCGAATTGAAGAAATTAGCTTCTGATAGATTACTCATTTTCGACGAAAAACTCATGCAATTCGCCATGGGTAATAGTATCGTATTGGAAGATACAAACGGCAACCGCAAGTTATACAAACGCAGATACGACCAAAAAATCGATAACGTTGCTGCGTTGATGGATGCTTGGGTTGGCTATAAATTAAATAGAGAAGCTTTTGATTAAAAAGCGAGGTGTGAGAAATCAAAATGGAAAAAGGACATTGCTCCATAGACTACGATGACTATATCGAACACCACGGCATAGAAGGACAACGATGGGGCATCCGAAATGGCCCGCCATATCCATTAGGTTCTGGTAAACAAAAATTCTCTCGCCGTGAAATCTTAAGGGGCGACAACCAGCCGAGTTATTATGCCAAAAAGAAAGCTCGATTATATGCTGAAGAATACAGAAAAAACGGTAACCGTGCTCCAGATAAAAAACACGGCTTCAGCAATAAGAATAGTGGAGGCGGCAGGAATTCGTCCTCTAAAAACAAAAACGAGTATAAATCCACAAAAGAAGTAAAAGCAGACGCAGCATCCAAAGACGGCGAGAAAAAGATCCTTAAAAAATGGGACTCAATGTCTAAGGAATCTAAAATGATGGTTGTAGTTGGCCTGGGTATCTTAACGGCTGCTTCAATTGGCGGCGGTTACATCATGCTTAATAAAGATATGGTGAAAAAGTATCCTGGTTTAACGAAAAAGTATGTCGACGATGTTCTACCAGATCTAGACCCAAATGGAAAAGCGGCGCTAGATGCTGCTATGAGTCTCGAGCGAGAGAAGCTACCAAAAAATTTCAAGCCAGTTGATTTCGACGATACAGATAGCTATTTGTTGTACAAAGTACTTAGTGAAAATGAAGGCGACACGAATTCGACAAAAGCAATTTGTGATGCTGTAACAGATCGTGCTAAAAAATCGTGGGGGAGAAGCGAACACAATCACGTAGACAATCTTAAAGATATTAAGGACGCTTTGAATGATACAAACCCGTTGCGATATTCTAAATTAGAGATCGACGACGATCAACTTGCAAAAATCCAAAAAACCTATGTGTCAAATGCATTCGTGAATACACACACCGTACGAGATACAAACACCTTTAATACAAACTGCCCATATACATCTTGGACTTACGAGTTACGTCGTCGCGGTGAAGACGTAGTTGCACAACCCGCTAGTGGTTTATATAGCGATGTTATGGAAGTGCACGCATCAAAATACTTTGATCTTCAGCCGAATGCCGTCGGAAAATACCGCATCGATCTTGACGAGACAAAATCCGTGATGAAGAATCGCAGCTTTAAAGAATCAACACTTACCGAAATATTATCGCCGCAAATATTAGAACAATATGGCGGAGAAAATTCACGCGGACAGTTGTTGGTCCCTGGTCATTCGATGAACTGGGAAATAAGAGATGGTAAAGTATATTATAGTTGTGCGCAGCAAAACATGAACAACCACGCAGCGACAGCTTATCTTAACGAGTTAGTGCCTAAAAGCTTCTGGGGTAATCAAGAGTTCAAAACCATTAGACTCGATAATGCGCCTGTTAAATCAGATGCAGTACTCGACTTTTGTACTAAAGAGTATGCTAAAGACTCAAATGGAAACCTCGCAGTCAATGTAGATTCAATAATGTCTGTCTATGAATCAGAGCAATTAAAAACCAATATAAATAATTTATTATACAAGGCTTTCAATGATAACGACAATAGCTTTGAAGATTATATAGATAATAATCCGGCAAGTGAAGAAGCGAAATTACTTGAGATAATAGGAAACCTTTACGATGAAGAACAACTGACCAACTTTATGGCAGAACAATACACTGGCCAATTACAAGAAGACAGGAAAATAAAGAAAAAGTAGGTGACAATTAATGGATAAAAGATGCAGTGTAAACTACAGTGAAGTCTTAGAAGATACTGAAGAGTATCTCGAGCATCACGGTATTTTAGGAATGCATTGGGGCGACCGAAACGGGCCACCGTATCCGCTCAATTCATCTCAGAAAACTGCTGAAGAAAAAAGAAAAGCCAAATCATCTGGTAAATCCGGAGGCTCCGAGAAAAAAGCTGCTAAAAAGAAAGCACACGAAGATGCAAAAGATGCCAAGATGCAAAAGAAACAAGCCAAGGTTGATGCTACTGCGGCTGAAAAGAAACGTAAGTACGAAAAAGGTTCTGCCGACTATAAACGTCTCGTCGACGTTAAAGAAGGCCGAGTAGACGTATCCGAGCTTACAAACCAAGAGTATAATGCTTTAGTACAGCGTATGAACCTCGACGCACAGTATCGTAATATGACTATGAGTAACGGCGAACGTTTTGTTAACGATACTATCGCAGCAGTTACCGCTGGTACTATGAAGTATGCATATACTACAGGCCTTGGTGCCGCTAAAGATTATGGAGCCAAGTATACTGGAAAACAGCTTTCTAAGTATTCCGAAAAGAAAGCAAAACAGTATCGCGACGAGGAATCTGTATGGAAAGACCGTAACAACCCAAGTGATGGAAGCGCGAGAGACCAGTACATGGTTGAGCAAACAAAAGCCAATGATAAGGCATATAAATGGGAGCGCAATCAGCAGATTGGTGATAAATTGTCAGAAACAGACACATCTAAGTACAACGCTCTTGAGCTTGGTAAAAATTTCGTTGATACTGTTTCTAGAGAAATGAGCAACGTAAGAGTTGTAAATACAAAATAATTAGGAGGCTATATGGCTAGTTTTAGAGAACGCTTCTCTTCCGCCTGGAACGCCTTTCGATCCAATAAAAATCAAAATGTAAATCATGACGGTTGGGCCGATCCATATCCGGCTAGGCATCCAATGCGTTATACAACCTCTCGTTCTATTGTAGCTACAATTTATAATCGCATAGCGACTGATGTAGCTGCTGTAGACATTAAACATGTTAAAGTTGACGAGAATGGTCAGTATATCAGCACTATCGAATCGCCGCTTAATTATTGCCTCAATCAAGAGGCAAACATCGACCAAACTGGACGTGAATTAATCTTTGATCTCGTTATGACCATGTTCGACCACGGATGCGCTGTTGTCGTACCTATAGACACCAGTAACAATCCAAACGAAACAGGTCAATACGATGTGCATTCTATGCGTGTAGGAACACCAGTAGCGTGGCATCCTCGTCACATTACAGTAGACCTCTACAACGATAGAACAGGTAAGCATGAACAAGTTACAGTTTCTAAAGACATTTGTGCCGTATGTACTAACCCATTGTATGGCGTAATGAACGAACCAAACTCAATGCTTCAGAGACTTAAACATAAACTTGCTTTGCTTGATACCGTAGACGATGCTAATGCATCTGATAAATTTAACATGATCATTCAGCTTCCTTACGAGACTCGTTCTGAACTTCGTAAGCAGCAGGCAGACATGCGACTTGATAAAGTCGAACAGCAGCTTAGCAAAAGTAAATACGGTATTGCATACATCGATGGAACCGAAAAGGTTATTCAGCTGAATAGAGTAATCGAAACAAATCTTGGAAGCCAGGTCGAGTGGCTTACAAATGAAGTATACAAACAACTCGGCATGCCTCCTGCAGTCTTAGATGGTACTGCTGATGAGGCCACAATGCTAAACTACTATAACTCTACAGTAGAACCAATCTTAGCGTGCATTGTTGATAACTTTAATAGAAAATTCTTAACAAAAACGGCTAGATCTTCAAAATACAGCCAGCGTATAATCTTTATAAAAGATCCATTTACACTGGTTCCTGTATCACAGATTGCTGAAATTGCTGATAAGTTTACACGAAATGAAATTCTGTCCCCTAACGAGGTCAGATCAATTATCGGTATTAGGCCTTCTGATGATCCAGCCGCTAACGAACTTCGAAATCGTAACATCGCTGCCCCGGGCGCACCAGGTTCTCCTGGTAGGCCTGGAGAGTCCTCGATGGAGGCTGAAGGCGCTGGTGACCCATTGGTAGACCCATCTGTGCCACTACCGTCCACAATAGATGAATATGATTTTAGAGACGTACCATTCAAGGGGGTTGGACCATAATGAATAACAATCTTAACAGCATCGATTTAAATGCAGAACTTGATGATATTTTTAAAGAAGTCGATGCTAACAATAGTCCCAAGCCCGAATCTAGAATAGAACACTCAGAGCCTATTGCGCTCGTAAAGGATAAGCGTTGTAGCGTAAATTACGACGATGTCTTTAACGACCCTGATTATTTGGCTCATCATGGTATTCTTGGAATGCATTGGGGCGACCGAAATGGTCCACCATATCCTTTAGGTTCTGGCAAAGGCTCAAGCCGGTCTGCCGAAGAAAAACGCAAGACCGGCTCTAAAGTAAGCAAAAGCGGAATCCAGAAACGTAAGAACAAGATTTCAGACTCCGTTGAAAAGACCGTAAAGAAGTATACTGGCGCTGACAAGAAAGAAGAGTCCAAGAAAACAGGACGCGGCGCTGGTGGCGGTTCAGGATCTTCTGGTGGTAAGTCGCATTACAAGTCAGTAGATGACGCTCGTAAAGAACTTAAGTCTAAAGACGGCGAGAATAAAATCTTAGCTAAGTGGGACAGCCTGTCCGATGAGGATAAGAAGAAAGTATATGTTGCAGCTGGAATTGTTACTACTGCCGTTATCTGTGGCGCAGTAGTTGGAGTCAAAGGTTATAAAAACTATAATCGGCTCGCGACAAAATATTTAGACGAAGTTGGACCAGACTATGACCCATTTAGGCAAAGTTTAATCAATGTCATAGAAGAGTCAACTGATGGCGCAGACACTCAAAAGATGCTCGCTATGAAGAACGAATGGGCCGAAGACGCATATAAAATGTACCGGGGTAAAGAAAACAACCTGGCGTTATCTGACGCTGGTAAAAAGTCAAATATATACAACGCGCCTCTCGAAATGGACGATGCAATGGCTGATGCTTTAGAGAAAACCAATCCATTAAAGCATTCCAATGTCAAAGTCGATGAAGACGAAATCTTAACTAAAATCGGATACCTAAACCCAGACACTGCGGACATTATTAAAAATAACGACGCCAATGTATTTAAAAAAGCTAAGGCCGGGCTTAGTGCTGAGGTTACCGAGCACCGCCAAGATACTGGAATACAAATATTTGACTACAAATACGGTGCTTCCGGATACGAAACCATGCGAAGACAAGAGGGTGCATATATATTCAATAATAATTGCCCTCATACGACATGGACATATGAGATGCGAAGACGTGGTGAAGACGTAGTAGCAATGCCTGGTACTGGTGTAGTACTTAATAAAGATACATCACTTGTAGCAAGTAGATATTTCGACTTACAACCTGGTGCGGTAAAAGATTATAAAATTGATGCAAATGCATGTAATACATTTTCTGGGCTTAGAGGAAAAACCTTAACAGAGCATCTATCGCCGCAGATAATACAACAATACAATTCTGAAATCGGGGCTAGAGGACAATTGTTAATACCAGGACATTCTATGAACTGGGAAGTAGTTGGCGTTAGAGATCCTAAAACTCAACAGATCGTGCCATCCGTAGTGTATACATGCGCACAACAAAACATTTCACCAGAGCAAGGTGTCGCATACATGAATAATTATTTGGTAGAAGCGATGCAAGCTGGCGGAAATAAAACAATTGAAATTTCAACAATTCGACTTGACAACGCACCAGTTATAACAAACCATATGAATGAGTTCTGTACATCTTCATATAAGAAAAATGCCAAAGGCGAAATTATAGTAGATACAAAATCTATAATGTCTAATTACGAATCATTGATGAGGGACGACGAGCTCAAAACTTATGCTAATGAAAAGATCGTAGCGAATCGCGACCGCGAAAAGGCTATGACTAAGAACGATCCTATAAATAAGAAGGATCCACCGAAGCAACCGGTAATGAAGTTGTTGAATATAAAAGAATCACCAACAAAAGAAACAACATTAGAACAAGATTTAATGGAGTACTTATCGATAAAACAAGACAGGTTAGATACAACCGAAGACATGTTAAATACAATCGAGGATGTAGACGATTACTTTTTAAAATAAACACAAGGAGATGAAATCAAAATGCTTTATGATTTTGCAGGATATGCAACTCGTAATGACCTTACATGTTCAGACGGCTTGACTATCCGCAGAGGCGCGTTTGCCCATTGCGATGGCAAAAAGGTACCGCTCGTGTATAATCACGACCATACATCAGTTGCTAACGTAATTGGTTATGCGCTTCTCGAGAATCGTGACGATGGTGTGTATTGTTATGGCTCTTTTAATGATACACCTAATGGCCAGTATGCCAAGAATCAGGTTGAACATGGTGATATCGACTCCCTCTCAATATTTGCAAATCGTCTTAAGCGAAGCGGTAAAGATGTAATGCATGGTGAGATTAGAGAGGTATCACTGGTACTCGCAGGCGCTAATCCTGGAGCCCACATCGAAGAACTGTCCATCGAACATTCTTACGACGACGAGTTTATCAATGGCGAAGCCATCATTTATAGTGATGACCACCTCGAGCATAAATTCACAATTACAATCGACGATAAAGATGGCGATGGTATTCCAGACGATAGAGACCCTAAGGTAACACCACCAAAGAATGCGAAAGTACCTGAAGACGACTCTAATAAAGCAAAAACCACACCACCTGAATTCGGCGGCGCAGACAAACAGCCTGCTAAACCTGAGGAATCTGAGGAAACCGAAGAGCCTAAGGAACCAGAAGAACCAAAAGAATCTGAGGAACCAAAGAATCCTAAAGAAAATGTTGAGTCCAACGAAGCAGATGATTCTAAGAATACAAATCTCGGACTGATGGACAAGAAAACTCTCCAAGACATCATCAATACAATGTCCGATGAGCAAAAAGCTGCTGTTAATCAGATTATCATGCTTCTTAAAAGGAAGTATGAAGGTAATATGCCTGAACCAAATCAAAATGGCATTCCTAATAATAACACCATGGAGTCAGCCGGAGCTATTCAGCATTCCGACGACGCGGGTCAGTCCATCGGTGAGATATATAACGCTATGACCGAGGCTCAGAAGGCGTGTGTTCATGCTTTTGTTGGCATGGCCCTTCAGTCGAAGAAGTCTGGCAAAGAAGTAAAGCACATGGAAGACATCTATGACGAATCACTAGTTCATGATGCTTTCAATCATACTGAGTCTGGTCTAGTCAATAAGACCTGCTCCATCAACTATAACAAATTTTATCTTTAATCCTTAAGGAGGACTAAAACTTTATGGCTAATATTTTTGACAACAACAAACGTTACATCAACAACGACATGAAGAAGGAAATCGAAGCACAGATTTTCGAAGACGCTAAGGCTTGCGGCTCTCTTAAAGACGCAGTTCTTGCACATCAGGAAGCATACGAAGAGGCCTATCTGGCTCACGGTGCTTCTAAGGCTGTAGACGCTGACGGCGACGACTGGGTAGACGGTACTTCTACTGGCGACAAGTACATGTATGACACAGCATCTTCATCTAAGTACGGCGTAGGTAACTGGGAGCTTCTCTTCCCTGAAGTTCAGGCAGTTACAGACAAGCCAACATGGTTTGACACAGACAAGTCTTGGGTTAAGACTGTAATGGATGGCACAAAGCACACACCATTCTCAAGAGTTAAGTCTTGGTACGCTGACATCACTGGCGAAGAGGCTAAGGCTCGCGGATATGTAAAGGGTACTCGCAAGATTACAGAAGTATTCAAGGTACTCAAGAGAGAAACATACCCTCAGACAATCTACAAGAAGCAGCAGCTTGACCGCGACGACATCATCGACATCTCATTTGATGTTGTAGCTTGGATCAAGTCTGAAATGAGAATGAAGCTCAATGAAGCTATCGCTCAGGCTATTCTTCTTGGTGGCGTAGCAGACATTGACACAACTCACATCCGTCCAATTCTTCTTGACGACGAACTTTACTCAATGAAGAAGACATACGAAGCAGGCGCTAACTACAAGGAAGAGACTGATAACATCATCGAAGCTGCTATCAGAGCTCGTAAGGACTATCAGGGTTCCGGCAACATTCGTTGCTTCACAACTGAAGATACTCTTGCTACTATGCTTCTTGCTCAGGACCTCAACGGACGTCGTATTTACGAGTCTGAAGCTGCTCTCGCAACAGCTATGCGTGTATCCGGTATCACAACTGTTCCTGAGATGGACAACCTCTTCATCACAAAGAACGTAGACGGAACATACGCTAGAGTTGACGCTGATGACGCTGAAGCTGGCGACATCGAAGTAACAGCAATCCTTGTTGGTCTTTCAGACTACAACGTTGGTGCTGAAAAGGGCGGCAACGTAGCTATGTTTGACGACTTCGACATCGACTTCAACCAGCAGAAGTATCTTATCGAAACAAGACTTTCAGGCGCTCTTATTAAGCCAATGTCTGCAATTGTACTTGGCAAGGTTGTAGCTGAAGCCGGCGAATAATCATGAAATTTTACGGACGTATCGGAATTAATAAAAGCACGCCCAGAGAAGATAACCCTTATATTTATAAGCATGATATAACGGAAGTCGAAGTTTATGGCGACATTCTTAAGTATTCCAATAGGTTCGAAAACAATGGCGGCTCAGTAATCGATAAGGTTGTATTATCAAATACATTTAGCATTATTGCTGACCCGAAGCTTACTGAGCAGATGTCAAATTTTGTATATTTGGATTGGAATGGCCAGAAATGGGAAATTACGCAATGTAATGTTTCTGGCATTCCGCCAAGAATAGAAATGCACGTTGGAGGTGCTTGGAATGGTACAGAATGATTCATATAAACTCTGCAAGATGCTAGAAGAAGTTGCTGGATGTAAAGTATATTTTAATAGCGGCGAGCGTATGGAATACCCTTGTATCCGTATTCAAGACACATCAATTTCACATGTGTTTGCAAACAATCACAAGTACCTTCAGAGGCGTTCGTATCAAGGATACTTTATTACTCGCGACTGTGAAGACCCAATCATAGATAAACTTGATGAACTTAGATGCATTGACTGGGCGTCATCTTATCGCGGGCAGGATAATTTATATCACTACCCGTTCGTAATAAAACATTTTACTACTAAATAATAGGAGGCTAATTAATGGCTACACTTAATTTCCCAACATCAGCATGGGATAGAGAAGGCGAAAAGCGCTATAAAGTCGGTACCCAAAACGGCTTGGTATTTGTTTGGGATCCAAAAAAGACAACACCTGGCTACGGCGCTGGCGTAGTATGGAACGGACTTACAGAAGTTCAGGAATCACCAGAAGGTGCAGAGGCTACTGCTATCTATGCTGACAACCGTAAATACCTCAACATCCGCTCAACAGAAGACTTCAAGGGCTCAATCACTGCATATGATGCTCCTGATGAATTCCTTCCTTGCATGGGCGTTGAAACTGTAAGCGGTGTAGAGCTGACTGGTCAGGCACATCAGAAGTTCTGCTTCTACTACAGAACTGAAATCGGTACAGACCTTGAAGCTGCTGAAGCAGACGGTAACAGATATGAGATCCATGCCGTATACAATGCGACTGTAGGCGCTGTAGAGCAGACAAGATCTACTATCAATGAAGATGTAGAGCCAACTGAATTCTCATGGGAATTCGAGACAGTTCCTGTACAGGTTTCAGGCGCTAAGGATACAGCTCATATCGTAATCGGCCCTGATGAAATCACACAGGACCTCCTCGATGCAATGTTTGGCGAAATCGGTTCAAATGGTGCTTGGACAGCTCCAACTGCTCCGCTTATGCCTGAAGACATTATGGTACTTACTGTATCAGGATCTGCTGAAGAAGATCCAGAGGAACCAGTTGGTCCGTAAGATAATAATTTGGGGGTGTCTGCTTTTTAGGGCGCCCCCTAAAATCAAAATGACATTAGGAGAATGATTATGAAACCATTCATTTCCAGAATAGACGCGAGAGATGCTGTGGGAATAATTGGCTATAAAGAACCTGACGAAAACTCAACGGCAATCGGACTCCTTAACAACGGCCTGGCTGTTGAAGTTTTAGATGCAATTTTTGATGAAAAGGGTAACCCTATATGGGCCCAAGTCAGAGCATCTTACCGCACACCAATCGCATGGGTTGACGCCAAATCCGTTGGCGTTGCTAAAAGAAAACGTAAAAAATAAAAATATTAAACTTGAGAGAGGATAACCTACATGTTTAAAAAGACAATCGAATTCGAAACATTTGACGGCGAACCAATTAAGAAGGACTTCTACTTCAACTTCACAAAGACAGAGCTCAATGACATGTTCATCGACGGCCTCGAGTCAGTAATTCAAGAATGGGTTGATGCTAATAAGCGTCGTGAAATCTATTATTGGATTAAAGACATCATTCTTAAGGCTTACGGTGAAAAATCAGAAGACGGAATCGCTTTCATGAAGTCTGAAGAAATTTCTAAAAAGTTCGAAGCCACATTGGCATATGACAAGATGGTAACTGAAATCATGGAAGATGAAAGCGCACAGATTTTCTTTAATTTCTTCACTATGTGTCTTCCTAAAGATATGCAGGCTGAGTTTAAGAAGTCTGTAACAGATGCTATGCAGGAGGCAAATAAATAATGCTCGAAATCATCATTCCAGCTCAGGAGCTTTGGGATGAGGAAAATGAGCGTTTTGTGCAAACTAAAGAATACAAACTTCAAATGGAACATTCCTTACTATCGATTTCGAAGTGGGAATCAAAATGGGAACGTAATTTCATTGAAGACGAGAATACAAAAACAGATGCCCAAATGCTTGACTATTTTCGTTGTATGACTATAACACAAAACATACCGTTCGAAGCATATTATTACCTCACCGACGAGAATCTCAACGATATTAAAGACTATCTTAGTAAATCAATGACCGCTACAGTAATTAAACGCGCCGATGTTAAAGGCGGTAGAGGTAGAGGGTCTAAACAGGTTATTACATCTGAACTAATTTATAGTTGGATGGTTAGTCTTGAAATACCATTCGAGTGTCAGAAATGGCCAATTAATAGGCTCCTGACTTTAATCGAAGTCCTCGATATACAGAATAAGAAGGCTGCTGGAAAAGACGGCGGAAAAATAAAAGGCAAAGAAGCAGAATCTAATTTCCTTGCTTCACACGCCCGCCGCAAGAAGAAACCGTAATGTAGCCTTATAAAGGGGACAATATTATGGGCATGATCACAGCATCATCCAAAGGCGACTGGTCTAAGAGCAGAAAATTTCTAGAAGTCGCCGCTGCCAAGACCGTAGGTCATACGTTCCTAAACGATTACGCCGAAAAAGGTCTGGCAGCATTACGGTCTGCCACTCCTAAAGATACAGGAAAAACGGCAGATTCTTGGTACTACGAAATAGAGTCGACACTAACCGGTGTTACTATTTGGTGGTGCAATTCAAATACACATGATGGTTTCCATGTTGCCGTTGGAATACAATACGGACATGGTACCGGATGGGGTGCTTGGGTTGAGGGTATCGATTATATCAATCCCGCAATCCAGCCCCTTTTTGAAGAAATTGCTAATATGCTATGGAAGGAGTTGACCAGTCTGTGAGTCAGCAATTAGACGAAAGAGTCATTAGTTTAAAGTTTGACAATAAACAATTCGAAACTGCAGCTGAGCAGTCCATGAATACAATGGACCGTTTGGCTGGTGCTATCAGTTCAGTAGTTGACAGCACTGGACAAAACGTTGTGGCGGGCCTACAGGCCGGATTTAAAACACTTGGTCAACCAATCGCCAAGCTTGCCGACAGATTTTCAAATCTGGGTATTATCGGTATGACCGCATTGCAAAACCTTACCAACAGAGGTATCAATGCTGCCATTAGCGGCATGAACAATTTATTGAGTAAAGTTACCAGTGTATATTCAGCAATTAAAAGCGGCGGCGCAATGAGAGCAAAGAATATTGCAAATGCTCAGTTCCAGCTTGAAGGTCTGGGAATTGCGTGGTCAGAAGTAAAAGACGACATCAACTACGCTGTTGAAGATACCGCATATGGCCTTGACGCGGCTGCGAAAGCAGCAGGCCAGTTAGCGGCCTCGGGTGTAAAAGTCGGAGACGATATGAAAACCGCGTTAAGAGGTATTTCTGGTGTTGCTTCGATGACAAACTCAGAGTATGACGAAATCGCGCAAGTTTTCGAACGTGTAGCAGGCCAGGGTAGAGTTATGGCTACCGACTTAAACTCCATTGCTGCTAGAGGTATTAACGCCGCTTCAGTTCTAGCAAAAGAGTTTGGCGTAACAGAAGAGACGTTGCGTGAGATGGTTTCAGAGGGCGAAATAGGTTTTGACCGATTTGCTAAGGCAATGGACGAAGCATTTGGTGAACACGCCAAAGACGCAAACCAAACCGTAGATGGTGTACGTAGAAACATAAACGCAGCATACTCACAAATCGGTGAAAAGTTCCAAGAAATATGGATGGTCTCCGAACCTAATGAAAAAGGATTATACGGATATATTAACATTTTAAATGCTTATCGTATAGGTCTTAAAAACTTAAAAGCTTCATTAGATCCAGTTACAGATGCATATAACACCCTTTGGCAATCCATTTTCAAATGGGGCGCTACATCTATTGGTAAAGTTATGGGCACTATGGTTGACGAATGGGACGAAGAATCTCAGCAATTTAAGAAAGTTTATCAGGCTACTCGCTGGATGACAAATATCTCCGACGGCGTAGCTTCCGCCATGAAGAGTATTTATGACGGCGTAAAAACAGCTTTCAACATGAATTCTGGAGTTGGATTCGTTGACAGTTTCGTGGACTCACTTACAAATATTACCGGTTATTTTAAAATACTTATGGAAAATGCTGACTGGTCATTTATTGAAAAGTTTACAAACGGTTTTCTTAATATTGGTAGACTTATAAAAGACGTGGGCGGCATTTTAGGAAGTAGTTTCACTGACAAACTTAACGAACTTAGTAAAGGCGAATTTGGAAAAATATTCACTAAGGATATTGACACCATAGCTACTACATTCGTTAGACTTACTAATAAAATTCAACTTACAGAAAAAGAGACTGAAAACCTGAAAACAATATTTGATGGTTTGCTGGCATTAATCGATATTTTATTAGCACCTTTGAAGGTTGCTATCGGATTATTCGAAAAATTAAGTGGCCGTAACAACTCAGGATTTGCGGAATCGCTTACTGACGGTATGGCTTCTATATCCGAAGTAATCATAGAATTAGACAAGAAAATCAATGAGGTCCTTCCAGACCTTATTGACTGGCTCGCAAAAGCCTGGGATAAGCTTAGTATGTTTGGAGATAAAATAAAAGAACTTGCTGATAAATATTCTCCATACATAAAAAACTTTGCCGATTCACTCGGCCAACTCAATCTTGAAGATACACTTAAGACCGGCGGAATCATCGGCGCATTGGTATTAATAAATCGACTTAAAGAATCATTCTTAGCTGGCCGTGGCATGGACGACATGCTGGGTAAAGCCTTCGGTGCTATTGGTGGTGCAACTGGAACAGATGGACTCTTCGGTCTCGCAACTAGTGGAATTAAATTATTCTACAAATCGTTCAACGCTGTTATCGACTTGTCCAAGGGCGCTCGAGTTGTAATGTTTGCTGGATCTATTTATTTGATTGCAGCAGCACTCGAGAAGCTTGCAAATATACCAGCAGATAAGCTTTGGGAAGCCACGTTTGTACTTCTGGCAATATCTAAAGTGCTCGGCGTATTTGGTGATAGTGTTGGTAAAGCCTTAACATCTACTGTTGATAGATTTATGAAGATGTTCGACGACCCGAAAGAAACAGCCAAGTTACTTGAGACCTTCAAAGTACTTTATGAAGGCGCGAGAGTTCTCAAGAAAATAGCAAGTGCTTGTGTTATATTTGCAATTGCTGTTCTGTTACTTGTCGTTGCTGTAGAGGCGCTTGGTCGAATGAAGACTGAAGACCTTCTCCGTGGTCTTGGCGGATTAGCAGGAGTTATATTCTTGTTAGCTGGTTCTATGGTAGGCTTAATGTACGCTATTAAAGCGTTTGGAACAGGTTCCGGACAAATGTTAGCAGTTGGCGCTGCTATGTTATTATTCGCAATAGCAATCGACGCATTGGTTGCTGGAATTGTAGTCCTTAGTATGCTTGATCCAAAATCGCTGTGGATTGCGATAGGCGCAATAGGTGCTTTAGTAGGTATTATGCTTGTCATTGGAGCCCTTACATCTGTTGTTAAGGGCATGTCAGTTGGACTTATTACCTTCGCTGTAGGTATGGTTATATTTGCAGCTGCTATCGATTTGTTAATACCTGGAATAACAGCTTTGGCTGCCATACCAGAAAATGCACTCATTAAAGTTGGCATCGCATTGGGATCAATAATAGCAGTGCTTATGGTTATTGGTTTAGTAGGCGGAGCACTTGCGCCTGGACTTGCTAGCTTCTCAACATCGTGGATGCTATTCTCAGCTGCTTTATTACTTGCTTCGATATCACTAGTTGATGCCGGAATTGCTATGGTAGTATTTGCAGGATGTCTTTTGGCATTCATTAAAATTATGGACCTCATAAGCTGGGGAGACTTGGCTTCTGCATTCTTCAAGTTTGTAGCTGCTATAGTTGCATTCGCAATTGCAGGTATTTTATTAGCGGCCGTTATGACTGTACTCGGTGCAGCATCACTATTGATATTACCGTTGGTTATAGCTTTAACAGTACTATGCGGATGTGTGGCGTTGATAGCGCTTGCATTTGCTGGTGGTCAAGCAGCTCTTGACGTATTCTTGGTTGCTTTAGGCGCAGCGATTCCAGCAATATTGAGTATCATTGGACAATTATTGGTTGGTATCATATTGTTAATAAAAGCAGTTGTACCGACATTACTTTCTACTTTAGCTGAAGTTATAGTGTCCCTTTGCGACTTTATAAAAGAAGTTGCACCAGAACTCATTGACACTATATTGACAGTCCTGTCTTTAATTTTAGATAAAATACTTCCGTGGATAGTTGAAAATAGATTCCGATTTGAAATGATCGTCGGACTTCTTATACAGACGCTTATGGACATACTTGTTCAAAATGTACCTGTTATAGTAGTCGGCTTAATTAATCTTATCAAGGGATTGTTTATAGCTATTTGGGATATTCTTCCAGCCGAGGCACAAAACTGGATAAGCAATGCCTGGGAAAAGGTAAAGACGTGGATTTCAACCCATTGGGGATCTGCAAAAGAACGTGTGTCAACAGCTATTGAAAATGTTAAGACTAAGTTTGAGGAAATAAAGACCAAAGTCAAAGAAGTTGTAGATGGCGCTAAAGAGCATATTGATGGTTTCATAGAGAAAATTAAGAACATAAAAGATACTATCAAAGGCCTATTTGGCGGCGGTTCCGAAGATAATAAAAATGGCGGTACTAAGTCTGGTAAAAAGTCTGGTAAGAAATCCGAAGATAAATCAGATAATAGCGAAGATGGATTTGTAACATCTCTCATAACCCAGATAGTAACCGGCATACAACAAGTGACAACCCAAATAATCAGTGAAGGAATCGCTAAAGCCCTCGGTTCTCTTGTAGTTACTCAAATGGTCAGTGGCATTAAAGAAAATAAAGAGCAAGTTAAAGAAGCTGTGCTTATCTTAATTTATGCAGCTAAGCATAAAGTAATAGATTCAGCCGACATTATAAGAAACATCGGCAAGGCGATAGTCGACCATATGGTTGAAGGTATGAAAGAAAAGAAAGAGCGTTTTAAGGACGCGATTAAATTACTCATACTCGCAGCCCAACATGTAGTCCAAGCAAATAGTTCGACTTATGTTACACTTGGTAAATTCATCGTAGATGGTCTTATACTTGGTGTACAAAACAACAGTCCTAGATTTGCAAGCGTTATGGCTGCAATGGTTAAGAAAGGTATTGAGGCCGGAAACAACGCCGGCGAAGTTGGTTCACCATCTAAAGCTACTATGAGAACAGGTAAATGGCTTGCTATCGGTGCGGCTTTAGGTATCGCTAATAACGAGATGCTGTTTACATCAGCCATGACCAACATGGTTCAAAATGGCATTAAAGAAGCTTCTGATGCAGCTTCTCAGATAAGCGGAGTATTTACAGATGGTATGTACCAGCCAGTGGTTAAGCCGACAGTAGACCTCTCTGAAGTTTATGACGGCGCTTCGGCTGCGAATACAGTCTTCAACGATGCTATGTCAGCTGTATCTGCTGGTATGACCGCTTCCAACGGTGGTAAATACACAACACCAATGCTGCCTAACAACTATAACGACTCACACGATACAACAAACAACGCAGTTACAGTCAGTGTTGACGGCAACGCCGATGCAGATGAAATTGCTAGATACGTAATGAAATATCTCAAGAAGGAGGCGAAGTCGGCATGGTAAGTGAAAGACCAAACTATATGTATCCAACGGAACCTAGCACATATGACCACAACTATTTTGTAATTGATGGTGTAGATTCTAGGGATTTTGGAATCTTTACAAATGGTTATAAGACAGACGATTCTGGCGGTGTAGATTTTACCGAGTCGACAACCCCTGGTCGAGATGGATCTATGTTTAGACTAAACCAACGAAAAATAGATTCACTAGTCTATGAAAAGTGTTGGGTATATGACCCACACGGGGGTAAGTTTAAACTTGAAGCAGCCCGAGACTGGCTACAATCTCTCGCTGACGGTGAGTTCCACGATTTAACAGACTCATATCATCCGGACATTATTCGTAAAGTAATGTTTTCAGGCGATTGGGGTGTTACGTGGTCCGAAGACTATACTGTAGCACAGTTTGAGCTTACTTTTAAAGCTCAACCACGTAGGTATTTGGTAAGCGGAACACGTGAGCTTATAATAGACGATACGCTGGTGTTGACTAATACAGGCCATGCAACCGCAGACCCAACTATTATATTTAACAAAACTACAGACAGTGAGATAATTTGTGAATTTGTATCTAATACTGCTAATCACGGCAAGGGATTAATTTCACGAGTTACACTGCTTGCTTCAGCCCCGCTTGGAACATATGAAGTAAATTGCGAAACCAGACGCTGTTATTGCGTAACTACTGAAACAAGATACTTCAATGCCCCAGACGGTGGCGAATACTCTAAAACAGTAAAAGTTCGTCAGTCAGCGGACCAATACTTTGAAATGTATCAGCTTAGATGGCCGGCGCTCTACAGAGGAAAAAACACAATCAGTTTTATCTCTGCAGATGTTCCGAGAAACTGGGAATCATACGCTGATTCCACCTGGGAAGAATGGCTTAATACAAGCTGGGCAGAATTTAGTAGTGGTCCTTCTGGTGGCGAGGAAATCCGAATTATACCAAATTGGTTTAAGCGATGAGGAGGCATATAAATGGCTTCGTATCCGATTCTTTATCCCGCTAGCATAAATGCGATTAGTGACATTTATAATGCGGAAACAGATTCATACGCATTAGGATACGGTGCGTTATCAAATGCAATCTCCACAAGTACTGTCAGTAGTATAAACGATTCATACGAGTTCTCCATGGAATATCCTGTGGAGGACTCGTTCCTCTTCCAAAACTTAGTAGTTGGTAATAAGATTTTGGCAGAGCACGATTGTACTGGAGATTTACAATTATTTGAAATTAGAGACACTAGCTATTCCCTCTCTAAAGACACTCTCAACGTAGAATGTGTTCACGTCTCTTACGCAACTGATGGCATAATCTGTTGTCCTGACCAAACAATGATGGCAGACGACAATGAAGACATAAAGCAATATTCTAGCTTTGTAGAGTGCACATCTCTCCAAGCGGCATCAAAATGGATTACTGATAATGCTAAAGGCGTTAATCCTTTTACATTAGATGTTACCGCACACTATGGTAACCACCTTCATAACTCCAGGGTTCCGCTTACTGAGGAAGCATTTGACAAGCATTATCATGCTAATCAGTATTACATTAATAATAGTTCCGTTCTTGAAGTTACTTCAGCTTGTCCAGCTCCTTGTTTAGGTAGAACTAAGCTCTGGGCGAATAACTCATGGACACTGTCTATCGACTTAAAGGGCGGCGTAGAAGCAACTATCCGCGCATTGTATTTCGAAAAAGAGGATTCTACAGAGCCCGTTCGAAACATTGTAATAAACACCTTTGACACAACTTTGTCATGGCAAAGATACAAAACTGATGAAATCTTTAGTGACGAAGCACTACCATACGTAGTTATCCAGATTAGTGGCGTCGGAGTCGAAGCAAGACTCTGGATGCTCGAAGAAACCAGAGCATATTCCGGCCACTGGGAAGAATCAAATAACGATAAATATTGGCGTTTTCAATCAGCGCCGATTACATATAGAAAAGCATTAAACGGTGACGAGGAAACATCTCTGGTCGCAACTTATGGTGGCGAACTGTTATTCGATAACTATAACATTCGTCTTTTAAGTAGACTTGGTCAAGACCGCGGCCTCACAATCCGTTACGCCAAAAACCTTCAAGACTTAACTGACGAAACCGATGGAACTAACATCTTTGGTGGCGTCGTTCCTTACTACACAGATGGTAATGGTACTTGTCACTGGTTTGGTAGTAAGGGGTCTTCAAATGGTAAAAACCAAGGCATCGTATACTCAGACTGGTACGACCCTAACGATCCGCTCAGACGTCGTCTTTGCATTCTTGATGTAACTGAACATTTCGCTCCACAATACGACCAGGCGAATAAAGGTTACCAAAGCAACATAGACGCTGCTCAAGCAGACGTTGACAAATACTCAAACGAACTTACTAGGATTAGCGCAAGACTTCAAGCTTATAACGACGCTAAATCCAAAGCTAAGGATTCAGAGGGCGTAACTTATGCCGCAGTATCTTATGAGATAGATGGTATACCGTATTCCGAGTCTGCAGGACCGTATGATGAAGCAGGCTGGGAAAATCAGGTTAACATCATGACCTATTCTCAGAAGGAAAACGAAAACTGGCAAAAACAAGCCCAGTCCATTCTTGAAAAGGCCCAAAAAGACCAAGAAAGAATGAAAACTTGGGAACCAAATTTGTCATCCGTTATTTCATACTGTAAAGCATACTTAAACGAGAATAACGCACATCGTACGCTGCGTAATCTCGAGATCAAGATCCAAAATGAAGATCCCGAAATAGGAGTCATGAATTCTGACGTTATTACACTTGGCGATACAGCTACCTTAATCGGTGATATGTATCCTCCTAACTATAATAACGGATACTGGACAGATTATATTCCAACCGTTCCTAACATGGATTACACATTTTACGCTGAGCCATCTGCTTTACGTATCGGCGACCAAGTAAAAGTACTTTGGTATGACGAAAACAAGGTAGTTATAGACGATAACTGGACTATAACAGCCACTAAGGCAGACGAGGAACGTAATCACTTAGAGGGCTATTATATTTGCCCTAATAGTGCTTCTTATGTTAGAGTATGTTGGCCTAAATTCTGGGGAACCAGTATTGCAGATCTTGGATTCGTACACAACGGTGTAGATGACCTTCCTAATACTACCATTAGTGAAGTGCCTGGTGATACTCCGATGCAATACATTTCCAGAGTAATTGAGTTAGACTGGAATATGCTCGAAGGATGCTATAATTCTATAACACTTGGTGACGCTCAAGAAAAGCTCACCAACATGCTCACAGACGGCGTATCTTCAGCTGTCGGAAGAGCTAATGCTATTATTATACAAGCAGCTAACAATGTGGCGCTTAACAATGTGGCTGCTAACAATAATATTAATAGAGTCGATTCGGCGTTAACCGAAACACGAAACAATCTTACTCAATCCTTAAAAATAGTTAATCAGACTACGCAGGAAAAGATTGAACGCTCAGATGAAGAGATTCGGCGCATAAACGAACTTGCTGCTGAAACTGCAGAAAACGTAAGCGCTCAAGCCGAACAGATTCGAGAGGTCATTCAGGAAACTACTAACATCACCGAAGAGCTTCATGATTCTGTTGATTCTTTGTCTGCCGACATTTTGGCCGTTGCTCAAGACGCCGATGCTCTCAGCGAAGAACTTACAGAACAAATGCAGGCTGTAGATACAAATATTGCGGACATTCAGTCTAGAATTGATGGTGTAGTAGCCTTAAGCGACGACCTACAAACACAAATTAACGAACTTGAGCTTGAGGGAGTAGACGAAGAGACTCTCGCGGCAGCTATCGAGACTGTCAAGGCTGACATTCCTACTGACGCAAAGATTCAGCAGCTCGCTAGTCTTAAAGACGAAGAGCTTGCTGCCGTAATTACCGCTTACGTTCAAAATGGCTATGTTTCTAATGAAACACTTGCTGAAGCGGACTTTGCTACAGAGCTTTGGGTTGAAAATCAGGACTATGCTACAGAATCATACGCTGATGGTAAGGCATCAACAGCCAAATCCGAAGCAATTTCTGCAGCTGCTACTGATGCTACAACGAAAGCCAATAACGCCAAGAGCTCAGCTATCTCTACAGCGGCTACTGACGCTACTACTAAAGCTAATAATGCTAAAAATGACGCCATAAGTGCTGCTGCTACAGATGCGACTACTAAGGCTAACAATGCTAAAAATGACGCTATAAGTGCTGCTGCTACTGACGCTACTACTAAAGCTAATAATGCTAAAAATGACGCTATAAGTGCTGCTGCTACTGACGCTACTACTAAAGCTAATGCTGCTGAAGCGGCCGCCAAGGCTTATTCAGACACATTAAAGTCAGACCTTCAGACTCAGATAGACGGTAAAATTGAAACATTTGCTCAAGATGCAGACCCATCTACTTCTTGGACAACAACAGCCGTTAAGACAGAGCATACAGGTGATATTTGGTATTGTACCAAATCATCTGACACAACACATTATCAGAAAACTTGGCGTTGGACTGGAACCGCTTGGGTACAGATTTCAGTAGTTCCAGATTCTATTATAGACAAAATCGATGGTAAGGCACAGATATTCTATCAGGCTTCAGCTCCAACTAGCGGAATGAACGCCAAGGATTATTGGATAGACTCAGACGCAGACGGCAAACCGACTTATATTTACTACAATAATCAGTGGATTAAAGTAAGTGACTATAACGCGGCTATAGCTGCTGCTAAGTCCGAAGCTATCTCTGCGGCTGCTTCAGATGCGGCTACTAAAGCTGCTGCTGCTCAGGCGGCTGCTATATCTGCTGCTGCTCAAGATGCGTCCACTAAAGCGCAGAGCGCTAGAGAGAATGCCATTATCGATACTAAAGCCTGGGTTAACGATCAAGATTACGCTACTGAAACATACGCAGACGGTAAAGCTTCCACAGCTAAATCCGAAGCCATAAGCGCAGCTGCTACAGATGCTACTACTAAGGCTAATAACGCCAAGAGCTCTGCTATTTCTACAGCGGCTGCCGATGCGACTTCTAAGGCTAATGCGGCTGAAGCGGCTGCTAAGGCTTATGTGGATAACTTGATAACAGACCTTGAAGCTGACATTGACGGCGCGATTTCTACATATGCACAATCTGTAGACCCATCTACAGGATGGCCTACTAGTGATTATGCTAAACATGCTGGCGACATTTGGTATTGTACAGATCCAAATAATACAGCCAAATATCAACTTTGCTGGAGATGGACTGGTTCTGCTTGGACTGCTTTCTCTGGCGTCCCGGACACAGTTATTGATAAAATTGACGGTAAAACAACCACATTCTATCAGAATTCAGCGCCTACCAGCGGTATGCAGCGGAACGACATATGGATTGACGCGGATGACCTGAATAAGTCTAGTTATATTTATAGCGGAACCGCTTGGGTTAAGGCTAGTGATTATACAGTCGGCGGTAGAAATTTATTAAGGGCTACTGCTACTTGTGCAACATTAACTTCTTCCGGAGTATGGGCTAATGCAGCATGGCGAAGTGCTAGTGGTGGTAATGGCAAACGAGAATCGATAAACATATCCAACTTCGGAAAGGGTTGGAAAATAACTGGCGGCTCAAACACATCTGAGGATTATATAGCTCAAGATAATGTGCCGGTTGTATACGAACAGACATACACATTATCGTGTATGTGTAGAGCAGTTTCCGGTGCTCCGAAGCTTGGATTCCAGACTTATAAAAGTTCAACGAGCATGAAAACCAAAACCTTTGACGTTTCCGCAACATCATGGCAAAGATACTCATTTACTTTTGTACATGATTTTTCATCCTATAAAACAAATACAAACATATATTTCGGACTTCATGGATCTTGTACTTCAGCAGATGTTATCGAAATTTATGGTATGAAGTTGGAAGCAGGTAATGTAGCTTCAGACTGGACTCCGGCGTCCGAGGACGTTGCTACTGACGCTACTACTAAAGCTAATGCTGCTGAAGCGGCTGCTATCTCTACTGCAGCTGCTGATGCTACAACCAAGGCTAATAATGCTCAGTCAACTGCTATCTCTACAGCGGCTGCTGATGCTACAACCAAGGCCAATAACGCACAGTCAACTGCTATCTCTACAGCGGCTGCTGATGCTACAACCAAGGCCAATAACGCACAGTCAACTGCTATCTCTACTGCAGCTGCTGATGCTACAACCAAGGCCAATAACGCCAAGTCATCAGCAATAAGTGAGACTAAGACGTGGGTAAATCAACAGGGCTTTGGCTCAGCCAATGACATTGCTACTTTAAGAGCGTCACTCCTCGAGACAACCAACACAGTTGCTGCTAATAAGACCGAGCTTCTTGCTAAGTTCGATAACTATGTAGCTACTGGCGACTTAAATGACGCCATAACTCGTACAGACATTATGCAGGCTACTGAGGCTTCTATGTATGACCTCGAGTTTGCACAGGGCAAGTATCTCCCTCGTAAGTGTAGACTTGTTATGCCTAATGCATGGGGCGCCGGTGGTAAAACGAAAGAGCGCTCCGTTGAGCAAAGGCCTGGAGGAACTGTCACATGGCAGCCATACTCTAAATTATATTATTGGTATACGTCAGATGTGTCGATAGGCACCCTTACCGACGCCGACTTGTGGTGGCAGTACGACGAAGATTGGTACTCTTCCGCATCTGTAGCTAGACAAATAGCGGCATACAAGTTCAAAGACTCAGATGGTGTTATGCATATATCCGATCCTTGTACAATGATACAGTGTCGTTTTAATACGTCTAATTATCCATCGGCAATTCAAGCACATATTTGGAATTTCACATTGCAAGATGTAGAATGGAATAACTATAATACGTCTAGCGCACGACCTACCTCATGGACCTATCATGCGCAAATAGATACTGCTAATGTGTCCACCGCTACAACCGGAACAGAATCTTATGCTTATATCACACGTGAAAGTATGGATTTAGTATTTACCCTTAGTTCTGCAGGCGCACTTAAAGTGAAGATGTATTATATTTCCGATAGATTCTGCCCGCAAGCATCCGCTTACAACGGTAATAAAGTTACTAAAAGATGGCAGGTTGGTTCAGATTCCACTCAGCTAAAATACATGTTCTTATCCGAACTTGGAGACCAGTTCCAGCTTATGTGGGAAGAATTTTTCTATCAAAGATCTGGTTCGACAGTTTTTATATCTAGTATGTCTACGGATGCTAACTGGGAAATAGGAACAATAGCCACCTGGTCTGCAGGCGGGTATAATACTAATTCTGGACAGACCACTATATACGCGTGGGCTGAATTATATGACGGAACATCGGCCTCTACAAATAAATACAAAGGAATGTATTGCCCGTTCAAGGTAGTTTGCTGGGTTGAGAGTGGTAAATTAAAAGCTATGGTTCCTCATATGAGAAGGCAGTATGAAGATTACGCCGATGCACACGGTTGGCCGGATAGAAATCTTGGATTTAATTCCTGGTTCCTTGGTTGGGGACAAATTAATGGTTTACGAGACGGCACCGGACTTTACGAATCATAACTAGGAGGACATAAATGCCAAACTTATATTTTCAAGTTCCTTGGACAACAAATGAAGGGTTTGCGCCGGGCGTCCTTCGGTTGTCACAGAACGACTACGCAGATCAAACTATTATATTTGAAATAGTTTGTAATACAGAGACGCCGTCTTTTACAGGTTACGGCGCCAGACTTCACGGTACAAAACCTGATGGAACAGTATATGATTATCCATGTACTGTTGACTGGAACTCCCAGAGGGTTTCATTGGATGTAACAGCTCAAATGACTCTTGTACCGGGTCATACTGTTGCTGAATTGGTGTTCTCCAAAACTGGAGCGCAGCATTCATCTCCAAACTTTATTATATGTGTAGAGCCAACACCGCTTGATCCGGATGGACATATATCTGAAGACGACATTAGTGCTTTAGAAGTTACATCAAGTCAGTTGGCCGAATTAGAAGCGGCAATTAACAGCCGTCCATTTTACGAACCAGCTACCGCATCCGCTAACGGTCTCATGACTGCTGCTGATAAGGCTAAGCTGGATGGAATCGAGGCGCAGGCTAGTAAAACAACAGTCGTTAACAACCTCACATCTACATCCACAACAGCAGCACTGTCCGCTAAGCAAGGTAAGATCTTAAATGACAAGATTAATGGCTTCTACAACAGACGCTATGTGCTTGTTGGAGACTCTTATGCAGACCCATCATACTGTTCAGAATTTATTTCAAGTCTCAATCAGCTTGGTATAACATTCTCACAAACATATGCTGTCAACGCTTCTGGTTTCTTTGCAGACCCTAATGACGATGAGACTATGGGTCTTAGCTGGGTTAGAGCTATGTGGAACTTCGTAGCTGACGACACAGTTACAGATGTTGTTATTGTGGGCGGTCTTAACGACTTCTATAACTACACAACTGACTTTGATAAACGTGGATGCGTTCTTACACATATTCCATGGTTTATACAGGGCGTACATGATAAATTCCCGAACGCTAAAGCTCACTTCTATCTCTGTGGTAATTACTTATCAGACGACTATGCACAGAACAATCTCGGACATGATAAGCACTTATATTACACAGACTTAGTATCATTCAATGACGGAACCTTTGAAGTCGTTGAGGGAAGCTGGAATTGCTTCTTAACTTATAGTGATAGACTTGACGCTGCGCACCCTAACCATGACGGACAAGTTCGCATGGCTTCTTTGATTGGTTCGTCCATCAAGAACAACTTTGCGCCAATTTGTCGTCACGAATCATATGATTGGCAACGCATGGGCTCTCGTATTAACACTTTATTTGCAGATACTGGTAACTGGACAAGTTTAACACTATCCAGTCTTGGTTCAGCAATCTCACAAACCATTGATGGTGATGAAACAACCCTCCAGTTCGGTGACTGGTTCTTTACTACTCCTGAAGTAAACAAGCCAGTGCTGTTTACATACATACCTGGTACTAGTTGGTGGGAAACCCAGTATTTTAAGATGATAAAGTTCGACACACCGCTTTGTTCTGGCTCGCCAGCTGGTAGCGATTCCAATGGTATGTCATATAGTTACACGGGTATTGGAAGCGCTGTTATCAATGCGATCGGAACAGATGGAACTGAAGTTCTTTGGGAAAGTGCAGGTCAGTGGGTATTTACACAGAATACGTTATGGTTTAGACCTACTACATATCCGCCAAATATTGCGGCGAAGCTTAGTGGTCTTATAGCCGGAACATATAACTGGTATATCACTGCGATACACTTTAACGGAACTCAAAAACTTACAAGTAATACCTTCTATGCTCCGGTAGGTATGACTTAAAAAGGAGTTGTTATATTTGACAAGAAACGAAGAGATATGGAGACTTAATCACGTCGATGGTCTTACATATGCCGAAATAGGCGAAAAACTCGGAATTTCTGCTAGCGCGGCTAAACAGGCTGCGCACAGATGGGCTTCTAGGCCTAGGGACGATAGTGAAATCGATTCCGTTGGTGAAGAAGTCCTCGAAAAGCACTCTACAGTTTTCAAAGACGGAACATACACATTTACAGATACTTTTGCGGGTGATGGCTCTGCTGTCACCCCAGAGTCTGTCTTAATATCTAAAAACTTTGAAGTTTCTGCTTGGACTGTTAAGGCTTTTACGGTTAATTCGTGGGAGCAACAGGTTAAAGGCGGAGGTAAGATAACCCTTTGCCAGACTAAATTAGTTGCATCCCCAAAGCAGGCTGAAATAACTTTAGACGACATTGATGCTCTGTTCGAGAAAGCCAATAAGAGTACAAACAAAACTAAAATGAAGCCTCGTAAGCTCTCTAAAGGCTCTGAAGCATTGGAAATAGACTTCGCAGACCTTCACTGCGGCCTTTTATCATGGGCACCAGAATCAGGTAGTGATTTTGACATCACAGAATGCAAGATTCGTTTCCTAAATGCTATAGAAGACATTTTAGAGCGTGGAAAAGGTCGAGACTTCACAGACATATACGTTTGCGGTTTAGGAGATATTCTGCACGCAGACAATTTTAAAAGCACAACTACAAATGGTACCATGCAAGACATGGATACACGAATCACCAAAGCTATAGACGCTGCATTTGATATGATGTTAGGCGGATTATGCGCAATTAAGGCCCAGTGGCCGAACGCGACCATACATTATATTTACTTATGCGGTAATCACGACACATTAACAGGCTATACTCTCGTGAAGATGCTTGAGTTAGCTCTTCCTGATGTTATATTTGACACCAGACCTAACCCACAGAAAGCATTTACATATGGATGCAACCTTATAGGTCTTACACATGGTGATATGCCAAAATACAACAAGGGAACATGGCTTATAAACGATTATCGAGAAGATTTCGGTAGAAGTCATTTTGTTGAGGAGCATTGCGGTCACATTCATCACGAAGAAGCTAAAATGTATAACGGTATAATGGTTCGTTCTGTCATGGCTCAGTGCGGAAACTCATATTGGGAACATAAAGAAGGTTACAGAGCCAATAAAGGTCTTCAGTGCTTCGTATGGAATGCCGATATCGGTTTACGTGAGAGTTGGTACTATTATTTTTAAAGAGGTGAAAAAATGGCAGAATATACACCAAATCTATCTTTAAAAAAACCAAGCAATTCCGACTATGTTCTTATTTCAGATAGTAATGACAATATGGACATCATAGACTCCGAAATTAAAGATCTACAAGATGCCGTTGATGCCATCGAGGGTGGAGGAATTTCGGACGACCAGCTCGAAGAAATTGTTGAGCTTGTAAAGTCAGAACTTTCAAGCGTTGCTACCAGTGGTAGTTACAACGACCTCAGTAATAAACCTACAATTCCTACCAAAACTAGTGACCTCACAAATGATAGTGGGTTCATGGGTGACAATGAAGCTATCTATTTATATGGTAAAGTTAGTGAACTGACAACCGCACTCGATAGTAAAGCATCAACCTCATATGTCGACTCTGCTATTTCTAGCGCTCTTGGGGATATTGAGACTGAGTTACAGAGCGTGTGACACATTGGAGTTTTGTTATGATAAAAATGAATATTTTAAAGAGGTGAAAAAATGCCAGAAATTAATATTTCGATAAAAAACAAAAAAGCTAAAGCAGCTACCAGTGGTTTTATCGTTAATGGAAACTCAGATTATACCATTATATTTGATTTCGATGATGAATGGTCCAACGTAGCCTCGAAAACAGCCCGTTTTGTATTTGGTGGACAATACACGGATGTAGTCTTTACAGGAAACGAATGCATTATGCCGATTATAACAGATGCGAGTCAGGTGTCCGTAGGTGTATACGCGGGAAACCTTAAGACCACAACTCCGGCTATCGTATACACCCATAAAAGTATTTTAGATGGCTCTCCAATTCACACAGACCCGCCTGAGGATGTTTATAACCAGATACTACAGCTTATAGACGACGGTGCAATTAAGGGAGACAAAGGCGATAAGGGAGACAAAGGCGACAAAGGCGATAAGGGAGACAAAGGCGAGGATGGTCAGGTTTCAGATGACCAGATAGACGAGATTGCTAGAATCGTTGAAGCACGCGTCGAAGTCCCTTCTAAGGTTTCTGAGCTCCAGAATGACAGCGGCTTTATTGATGAAGGCGCTTTAGAAGGCTATGCTAAAACCGCAGACTTCGCCGATGTAGCCACTAGCGGTGACTATGACGACCTTATTAATAAACCAGAGATACCTTCCACCGAAGGCTTAGCGTCTGAAGAATGGGTTGAGAATAAGGGATACTTAACTGAGATTCCTTCTAATTATATTACAGAAGATGACCTTGCTGATGTTGCAACGAGCGGTGATTATGAAGACCTCATTAACACACCTGAAATTCCTTCTATCGACGGTTTGGCATCTGAGGAATGGGTTGAGGCTAAGGGTTACCTGACAGAGGTTCCATCAGACTATGTTACAGACACAGAGCTTGAAGCTAAGGGGTACCTGACCGAGATACCTTCTGACTATGTTACAGACACAGAGCTTGAAGCTAAGGGTTATCTGATAGAGGTTCCTTCTAATTATATTACAAATGATGCCTTGACAGCTGCTATCGCAGATAAGGCATCCACATCATATGTCGATTCAGCTATTTCTAGTGCTCTTGGAGCCATTGAGATAGAATTACAGGGGGTGTAACGCATGAGTATATCTAGTGAAATAAACAGAATAAAAACAGCAATTGCTGACGCATATGAAAGCGCAGATGAAAAGGGCGCTACCCTGCCTACAAATCAGAACGTAACAAATTTAGCAAGTACTATTGATAGCATCACAGGTGGTGGCGGTGGCGATTTACCGGACATATATATTGAAGAAACAAGAAATAGTGCTGGTTCGCCGTTAACGGCTAAAGTTCATGGCGGTGGAATGATTAGAGCGTATCAATTTTATTGTAGCTCAGATCTAACTACGGTTCAGCTTCCAAATAATTGCACTAAGATAGGAACATCGGCTTTTCAAAATTGTAGCATGTTAGAGATTCCGAGTCTTCCGGACACAGTAACCGCTATAGACCCTTATGCATTTTCAACATGCCGTAAATTACCCCTTACTACGTTGCCGTCTGGTTTGAATACGTTACCAATGTATGGTTTTAATGAGTGCGAAAAGCTAGCACTTACGTCTTTGCCGAACCAGATTACCAGCGTACCGGCTTATTGTTTTAAAGGGTGTTATGCCATGGCTCTTACTGAATTACCTCCAAATTTAACAAGTATAGGATCGTATGCTTTTTATGGTTGCTCTAACAACGCGCTTACAGAAATACCAGATAGTGTAACGACTATCGATCAATACGCTTTTAATAGTAATTCAGGAATTAAAATTACAAAATTACCAAATTCATTAACATCCATCGGCAGTCGCGCGTTTTATAGTTGCAATAAAAATACATACTCAAGAATACCAGATAGTGTAACGTCCATCGGTACATATGCATTTTATGGCAATAATGGAATTACTACAATGACCTTGCCTAATAATTCGACAACAATTGGAAATTATGCTTTTCAAAGTTGTGCAAATTTAACATCTGTGTATTTTCAAGCTATTCCTAAGGGAACACTACCTACGTATGTGTTCAGCAACTGTACAAATTTAACAGACATATACGTGCCTTGGAGCGAGGGCGCTGTTGCTAACGCTCCATGGGGTGCTACAAACGCAACAATCCATTACGGCTGGGCACCAACAGAGTAATAGGAGGGAGTAAGTTATGACTATAGTGAATTTATACAAATACGTGGACGAAGATACAACCACAATATCACCAGTACAGCGAAGCGAAGACGACGCACCATATTGTGTACGCCTCGTCGCTGATGATGGTAAAGAGCTTGTAAATCAGGCTGGTGAGCGCTTCTGCTGCATTGATACACATAACCCGGAAGAATTCACCGAAGAGGACGCAATCCCTGAAGAAGAACCAGAAGAGTAACATAGGAGGGGATTAATTGCCTAAATACATCGACAAAGCTAAATATGGTAATGGCGAATTATCCTCAGTTGGTTACAGTATAATAAAAACTAAATATGGAGGCGGGGAATTATATTCTGACGATTCTCCGTCTACCGGTCCTATTAAACTGTTACCATTCTTATGGGAGGACACGTTCAACACCTATACCGAGTCTGATGGCGACGCTTATTACGCAAAGTACAAGCCTCAAGGCGGTGCGTGCTCTGTTGCGCGTATAGGCGATTACATCGGACGAAACTATGACTGGTTTTATGATAATTCTCAGTCGTTTATTGTTAGGTCCCCGGCTCGCCCAGGGGTCTATAAGTCCGTAGGCGTAGCTCAGGCACCTGCTATTGTTACTGATGCAGGACTTGAAGCAGGCCAGTACTACGGACAAAAGAATTATATTCCATATCGCACTTTAGACGGTATTAACGAGCATGGCTTGTTCGTTGAAATCAATGTAGCTCCTGTGCTCGATAAGGGTAAAACAACAGGAACTAATCCGCAAGGCAAAGATACATGTATACCGATGTTACCTAGAATTATATTGGACACCTGTCGTTCAGTAGATGAGGCTATTGCATTGATTGAAAGTAGAAACTGCTTTGCTACCTACTCTGATACTTTGGCCGAAGAGTATCATTTGTTTATTGCAGACGGTACCAAGACTCGCATCGTAGAGTTTATCGAGAACGAAGTAAAAGTAGTAGAAAACAAATACCGTTCTTTCTGGGGTATGACTAATTTCCACCTATATGATAATGAAACATTAGGTCTCGAGCCTCATGCAAATGGCGTACAGCGTTATAGAGCTATGGAGCAGGGTGCTACAGGCGCTACAGACGCTGATAAGGCTTTAAATGCTATGAAGGCTGTTAAGTACACAAACTGGTACGTAGGCGACGAACGCCCATGGTACGACGAGCTCGCAGGAGTATATTCTGATGAACTTGGCGGTGACATACATTGGAACGCTAGCGCTGAGGACTATGCAGCTGTTTATGAGATTGCGTACAACAGGTATTTAAATCGCTCAAGAGAGACCGGAGAAACATGGCACACAGTTCATACAAGCGTGTATTCTATGACTGATAAGGCTTTTACGGTATACGTGCAAGAAGATTATGATCGTAGTGTGACTATAGAACTTTAACGGAGGTTATATGTATGGAAAAACGTAAAATATTCAATCGTGTATTCAAGACTTTTGTTGAAGGTTTTATCGTATCTTTTATAGCTTCTTTTCAAGTATGCGACTGGGGCGGAGACGTAGCTAATACAATTATATTTGTATTACTTATTCCAGCTGCTATGGCTGGCATTTCTGCCGTATGGAACACATACGATAATTACATTTTAGAGTCAGTACTGCATAAGGACCTTAACGGCGATGGCTATATAGGCTTCGTCAACGATGAACCTGAGGGTATTGGCGATGAATTATATTCTCGAAATTGCGAGAAAACAAATTGTGTTGAGGACGAGGAGGACGCTTATGGCTAAGTATTTTTGGTACACCCCATTATGGTCTGTCAATGAGATGGACAATTACATAAACCAAAACTGGAAGCTCTTTTCCAATTCTAACCAGGGCTACTCCAATTGCACTACTAGTCACAAATACGGATTCAGCCAGAATTCTAAAGTAAACGTACTGCACAACTGTGTAGGCTGGGCCTGGGGACGCTTCTATGGCATCCAGGGAAGAAACAGCAAGTTTACTAGGGATAACGGTAACCCGTACGAATTATATTGGAAAGTTAAACGCGGTAGTAATAATTTCGAGCACGGCGGCGTAGGTAACACACCTAAGCTTGGCGCTATGGTTATATGGGGCAGACCTCAGTCTTCTGACGGCACAAGTAGGTCTCATATAGGCATTGTCGAGTGGATTGATTGGGATAAGGGTATTATGTATGTATCCGAAGACAACTATTCCACTCTTCGCAAGAAGCCGTGGTACGAGGTAAATTCTAGAAACGGCATACATGCTTATCCAATTAATGGTGCGCTTAGTTCTTCATACCCACTGGTAGGCTACATTTATCAGCCTAAAGAATGCCGCTGGGGATGGAATTACACAACAACAGTAAACCTTCGCCTTAGAGCTAGCGCTAGAACTGGCACTATCTTCACAGTAATGCCTAAGGGTAGTAAAATAGCATTCTACGGCGAACAAACCTGGGACGACAATAATGATGTATGGTATAGGGTCAACTATAATGGCACTTGGGGTTGGTGCTCGGCCGAGTACCTCAAGGAGTGCTAATTAAACAAATGCTGACTTATATTTTAGATATTATTGAAATATTAACACCAATCTTCATAGTAGTGCTGGGTTGGTTTCTTAATAACAAGCTTGCTACTAAGAAAGACATAGACAATATTACAGACAAATACGACACTATTTCTAATGAGCTGTTGTTCAATGACAAAGGCATGTTCAGAGCTGAAATATTGGCTATGTATAGTCGCGCAGCTACTCGCGGATACAAAACAGCGGACGAAGACCTTCTGTTCTGCGACATGTGCGACAGATACGATAAAATAATAAACCAGCTTGGCGTCAGTAACGAAAAGTTCGAAGTAACTAAAGAAAAATGGCGCCAGTTGGAAACAAAATAATATAAGGAGTTATATTTATGGAAAACAAGAAGTATTACATCGAAGTAAAGAAAATGGGTGGCGGCTACCTTGCTGAGGTTGAGACTACTCCAGAAGAAGAGCCAGAAGAAGAATCAGAAGAAGAGCCAGAAGAAGAATAAGACTACTCTAAGAAGCGTACGACGCCTTAGGGACTCACAAGGGCCTGGTCTACGGACTGGGCCCTAAACCATGGGCTTTTTAATTTCTCTTCGCGAAAAAAACATGTTCCTTAGTGGGGATGATTGCATTCCCGATTTTCTTTTGCAAAACATTAATGGCCAATCTAATTTAGGAGGCTTTTATGAACCCAAGACTACGTAGTGTGGTAGTTGCGGTGTTAACGGTGATATTTCTCATGATTTTTGTTTCATGTGGAATTGTAGCTGGTTCGTCTCGACACAATGACGAAACTACTAAGGCTACTACTGTGGTCACGATGACATCCGAGACTACCAAGGCTTCTAAGGCTGCTGAGACTACTACTCAGGCACCAGAAACAACAACCACTACGAAAACGACCACTAAGACCACAACAACATCATCACCTTATGTTGCGAACAGCAGCGATGTAGACCTACTCGCACGACTCATTTATTGTGAGGCTGGTGGCTGCTCTTATCGTAACAAACAGCTTGCCGGGGCTGTTGTGATTAATAGAGTCAATAGTTCCAAGTTCCCAAACACCCTTAGAGGGGTCATCTATCAGTCTGGACAGTATCAACCCGTATCATCTGGCAAAATTAACAATGTTACTCCAGACCAAGAATGCTATGAGATTGCACGTTATCTGCTCGCCAATGGAACTAGCGGCATATGTCCAAGTAACGTGCTGTTTCAAGCAAACTTTAAGCAGGGCACTGGAGTATACGAAGTAATTCAGAGTCCTTATGGTACAACATCATATTTCTGCTACGGATAAGTAGTTAGACTAACCCGATTGGCCATTAATGTTTTGCAAAAGCCCATTTCATGTCGCGAATAAAACACAGTGTATTATGGGGGATGAAGCGCATTCAGACTCACACCGCTGAAACGGTCGAATATCGAAGCAGTAGACGCAAAGTAAGTGAATGTGGGTTTAGAAAAAGTAAATCATCCCTCATTATATTTTCCAATTTAATTTTAAAGGAGGTAAAACAATATGAATTGGATTGCAAGAAGGTGCTCAGATGGTAGGTGGATGATGCGATGCTCGTTAAAGAGCCAAGCAGAAGCTGCTTGCAATATGCTGCACTCAGAAACTGGTGAAACATACCAGGTTTATTATCATGAACCATATTTTGTAGAAAGGAGTTAATTTCATGACACTTTTTGAACTGTTCGCTTATGCCGCTATGCTCGGCGTATTGGTTTTTCTTTTTACTGGAATGTTAACTGACGATGAAATCTATTTTAGAGCCGCATTTTACGGTGCATGCTTTAGTCTCATCATCACAATATTAAATTCATACGGCATTTCAGTATAACAGAAAGGAGTTATATTTATGAAGAAAATTAATTGGTTCCGTGTAGTAGCTGCAATTCTTGCTGCAGTATTAGGAATAAGTATTGCACTCGGATGCATCAACTCACACAAGGCTAGCGGCGCCGCTAGCTACGTAGACCGCACAAAGGCAGTAGTAATCACAGACTCATACGGAGGAAGAGATTACAGTGAAGGTAATCTTTATTGGATTTTAACAACTTGCTTTAACTGTAACATCAGCCAGTATGAATACTGTAATGGACACGGCTTCAACGCTAACAGAGGCGAATGGGCTTCTTGGGTTGACCGTCTTGAGCAGGATTTCAAGTCTGACAAAACAGTAGGACAGGTTATTGTTATCGGTGGATACAACGATATCAATAATCCAAGATGTGATAACATCTATCATAACGCATGCGACTTTATCGAGACCGCACACAAAAAGTTCCCTAACGCTAAAGTTAAGCTTGTATGTGTAGGGCACAAGCCAGATTGTGACCCGACAAGAAACCTTGGCATCGAAGAGACAGTAAAGGGTCTTTGGTATGCGGCAACTGAAAACTATTCATATGCGTATTATATTTGGAATGCTGATACTGTACTTCAGGATTCTGAATTTATGGCAGACAAAATTCATCCTACAGATAGAGGATGCTATGACATCGGAGCGAAGGTAACATTTATGATTAAGAACGATGTTACATTCTTCTTCGAAGATTGAAAGGAGCTTTTGTTATGGACATGGGAAAATATGAAGTCGTCTTGTATGTCGAGCACGTTTCTACACCAGGACGATTCCCAATTATTTTAGCAGCAACTGAATCCTTGGACGAGGCGAACGAAATGTTCGATAAAATCCGAGACATATTACCAACAGCTGACGTTATGATTGTTTGATAAAGGAGGTACTAACAATGGGAATTATATTCTTTAAAATCAGCTTAGGTTTCGCAGTGATTCTGTCCTTATTCTTCTTTTTAGGATGTCTCGTATGCGATACAGACAACGATAAGTCTAAAAAATTCTGGCAAGAGGTATTCGAATGGACCAAGGTTTCTTGGGTCGTATTCTTCTTGTCTGTCTTCTCACTGGTAATAATAAGTCTTTTAGATTCATTATTAAATGTAGGACACCAAGTACTCGCAATGTTATAATTTAGAAAGGAGATAAGCTAGATGATTGAAAATCTTAAAAAAGACATTACAATTGCAGACTTTATCGAGCGTTGTAGTAAACTTAATTACACATTTGTAGTAAGAAAACGTAAGGGCGCTAGATATGTAAAAAACCAGGCACCATTTGATGTGTGGATTTATTACACAGCGCCTAACAAAACAAGATTGTTTGTTGCTATGCGTGCTGTTAACTTCGCTTCTAACTCCGATTTTAGAAGCTGGGCAGAGCATGAAATCAACAAACATAGAGAGCTTATTAAGAAAGGAGCGGTATTATGATTAATACCAAAGAAATTAATGAGGTCATGTTTGCTATGCACGACCCTATAAACCTTCCAGCTATGCCGCCAAAAAGCCGTATTCTTAAAGTTAATAACACCACATTCAAGGAATTTGAGTGTCCAAAGTGTGGTAAAATGCTATGCGCTTGGGATATCTGGACATATCATTTTGGTACGTTTGGTAGAATTATGTATAATTATCCGCGTTTTGGTGGTAAATATTCACAATGCCCTAAATGCGGACAACCAATAGAATGGAGGTTAGTAAAATGAAAAAATACATAGTTACTGTAAGGTCTAAAGCTAGACTTTTTGGCGGTATGACATATGACATGGTCATCGATTCAAACCCAATTAGATTATTCTTTGACCTTCGAAAACTGTCAAAGGAATACGAAATACATGCGGTAAGACCGTATAAGGAGGAATGGTCACGTGAATGAAAGAAAACCTTATAGTCAGATAAGATGTGAACGATGCGGAAAGATACTTAGAGACGTTCACGACCCAACACACGAGGACATGCCGTGTTTCCACGTCGAGATTGACCATCTTAATTATATTTATTGTGAGTCGTGCTACGATAAGCTGCATGTGTTCATGGAGAATCCAAATTATCAACCACACTTACCACCACCAAACAAATTTTGTGGATATCCGCCACCGATAATAAAAGACTTTGACGAGTCGATTTTTGATGACGAGTTTAATGCTGATGAAAAAATCGAACTTAAAAACGAAGTAGAACTGGAGTATATAGTTATTGACTGTGCAACTGGAAAAGTAAAAGGCGCTTTCGAAGAGCGGGCTTTAGCTAATGACTTGGCAACGCAGTTAAATAATAAAAATGGCGGATATGGATTTTTCGTACTTTGTGTGGATTATAGTCCCGAGGGTCGCGAATAAAACATAGACCTTAATGGGACGTGAGACATCGTCCATTATATTTTTAGAAGGAGGTGCTTCAATGTCAAGCATCAATATGGCGCTCAATAAAGTCAGAGCGTTCGGGGTAAGATATGCCCCACAGTTGTTCACTGCTGGTACAATTGTTTCCTTAGGTGCCACAGCAGTGACTAGTTGTCAGGCACAGCATAAATCAGACATTGAAATATGGAATGAGGAGGCTGCTCTTGGCAGAAAACTCACGCCTAAGGAAAAGGTAAGGCTTACGTGGACTAATTATATTCCACCGGCCTTTTGCGTTGTTGGTGGCTCAGTAGCCGCTATTAATAGCACACGTCTCGCACTTGCTCGAGAAGAAGAAGCATTAGCTTTGTTAAGCGAAAGTCAGGGTCGTTTCAAGAGTCTTGAAACTGCTATGGTGTCATCATTAGGCACAGAGGTAGTTGAGCAGATTCGTGAAGAGGCATCCACAGCTCACGCTGAGAAGACGGGCAACGAGGAGTGGAAAAAAGCACCAGTAATCTATACTACTGGTGAAGGTGAAGTCCTGTGTCTTGAAAAGCTCAGTAAGAGATACTTCAAGACAACATGGCAGGATTTGAAGGAGGCTGAAATCCAGTTTGCTGAAGCTCTTATGGACGGCTTGGGCTCGTTCGTACCGGCTAACGAATACTTTGATTTACTTGGTCTCGAACCGACCGATATTGGCTGGGACATTGGCTGGGATTATTCAGTCGATGGTCGAGTAAAGTTTAAGATTTATTCATTAATCGATAGCGAGACTCACCTACCTATGTATGTAGTTGAGCCTGACGAAATGCCTAAGCCAAAGCGTAGATATTATTAAAGGAGGATCAAACACATGGCAGAACATCTTAAAGAAAATGAATCAAGGAACCCAGGAGTAGCTGTTAGAGGCGATAAGGCAAAAGAGATTGCGGAAGAACGCAAAGAAGCTATTGCCGAGCAGGCTAATGGCGGTTCTGTAGTTCGTAACAAGGCCTCTATTCGAAAGAAGACGTTCGGAGATAAGGTCCGAGGCGAGTTCTTCGAAGGCGAGGTCGACAGCATTGGTGAGCACGTATTAAATAATATCTTAATACCTGCAATCAAGGATACCATATACAACGTAATCGATGGTGCCATTAGCGGCTTGTTCTATGGTAATAGTCATAGTAATAGGAATTCTTCTTCGCAGAATCGCAACTATACATCATATTCTAGACCTTCTCAGGTTAGAAATCAGTATCGTGCACAACCAGAACGTGGAGGAACAAGAGCTCCCGTTTATGAGTATCAGTGCGAAGATGATGCACTTGACGTTCTTGAAAGAATGAACGACATTCTTGGCGAGAGCTACTTCTGCACACTTGCTGATTACATTGTAGCGTCTGGCGATAATCCGGATGCATACGATTATGCTTGGGGATGGGACGACCTTAGAACTGCTATTGTAAAGCGTAGTAGAAATGGTTATTTCTACATCGACCTGCCTAGACCGATTCCAGGAAGGAGATAATCATGAAAGAAATCATATTTCTGAGCGGACCGATAACCGGAACACCAGACTATACGTCAAGGTTTGCTATGAAGGAATATGAGCTGCATAAGGCCGGGAAATGGGTTATCAACCCGGCCAAAGTGTGCGCTCAGATTCAACCTCATGAAATGTTCGACCACGACGCATACTTGGATGTCACGTTATCTATGTTAAAGAACTGCACAACATTATATTTGATGAAAGGCTGGGACGACTCTGAAGGTTGCTTAGCCGAGTTGAGATATGCGATTACACATGGTCTTACTATCGAGTTTGAGGACATGAACGACGCGAGACTACTCGACGTGATGCAACTCTCTAATTATTATGATAACCCGAGCCTTGATACTGCGTGCTCTATTGATTTATGCATGGTAACAGATTTCCGTTGGCTTGACCCGTTCTATACTTTATTTGTAGTTGACGAAGGTGACGACGGGAAAACCGCATACTATTATATCCCTGGCGAAGACATCTTAGACTCTGAGTATGTTCCATGGGACCTTGCTGGCGGTGTTATCCAATTAGCACGCCCATTAAAAGATTATCTCAGATAACCCAAAGGAGGAATTATATTTATGAGAAAATCACAAATTTTCGAAATGGCTGAAAATATCGCTCAGATTTTTGAAGCCATCAAACCCGAACTGTCTCCATTCACAGTTGTAGTACATGACAGGACGGATTACCATCATAGATGGCTTAAAACAGTAAAAATTTATGGATACGATGGTACGCTTGTATATGGTCAAGAAACCCAGGGAACCTGGAACGATATGGCCGATATACTTACTGCCAGTATTAATAACCTAGTAAAGGAGGTCTTACATAATGAGAAGAACTAAAGTTGAAACACTCGCCAAGGATTTACAAAGAATCCTCCATACAGCAGACCCATATAGCGACTACGCGGTTGAGGTTTTTGAGATTAGTAGAGACAAATGCTGCGTAATAGGCAATCTCTCGTACGATTATTTCTTAGCGTCATTCCGCTGTAAAACGTGGGACGTTATGTACAATTGGTTGCTTCTCAAGACCTCTCAAGCTGAGGAACTTGTCGACCTATCTGAAACAGTAAAAGAGGAATTAGATTTCGCAGATACTGTGAAGGAAAAAGCTAATAATTTAGCAGACACCATAAGTGAAGACGCTACACAGTTAACGCTTGACGAGTACATCCAAAATCGTAAGTCCGCAGACGAGTCCATGGCGCAATCAACCAGTAAAGAAAATAGAGAAATTACTTTAGAGAAGCTCGACGAGGAAACGTCAAGCGCTATCGAATCTGCTATTGAGCTTTACGAGACGGTTGCTGGGACTGTTAAGGCTTATGAGCTTATTAAGCCGATATACGAGAAGCTATTTTCAAAGTTAGGCACAGAATATGAAGAGGAGGCAATGGTATAATGTTTGCATGGAAAGTAGCAACAATTATATTTTGTTGGTTATTCTTAACACTGTTATTTGTGTTTATTAAATTCGTCATTTTCGTTGGAGGGCTTTTAGAACCATTAGCTACAATGACCATTAAACAAACTGACGACTACGGAGCTGTTGACATCGCAGTAAAGTTCGATACTGCTCCTGAAGAGATTGCAGCGTCCGGGCGAAAAGGCTTTTGGGTTGAGGTCAATCCAGAGAGCGACGTTATTATCGAGTGGACGCCACCCGAGGAGTAACTGTTATGTCATTAGATTTTTCATAATACACCTGTGGTTAATGAGACGTCCTGGTCATGACGTTAAACTGACAAGGGCCTGCGTCGTCGCGACAATACGTAGGACCGAACTGGGTGCCCGGGGGAGAGGCACGACTTATGGCCGGCGAAGTGAAGAGATAACGACATCAATTGTTATGCCAGTAGCTTCGCTTTGTGCGCCTTATTATATATTATAGAAAGGATACTGTCTAATGAAAACTCTAATGGTATACAAATACCATAGTAGACTAGGTACGGTAGAAGTGCTCGAGTCAGATTGGCATCATTTCTGGCTTGACAAAGACTATCCGAAGCCTGGGGATTCATTCTCTACGATAGAGGGCGAATGGATTTATTTGCCAGAAGGAGACTGGGTTCTACATCAGGTTCGTCTTCACATGGGGTACGAATCTCATAAGTTTTATAAAGTTATATTTAATGAAAGGTGATGTAAACATGTTTAAAGAATTTAGTAAAATACTTGGAACCGGCTTATTTGCTGCAATATTATTGATGGTTATATGTTTCTTACTAGACATGGTATTTGTATTACCAGTATATGCTCTGGTATGTGCGCTGTCTTCATCAATAGCATACTCGTTTGGAGTCCACTGTGTATTGGCGGCAATATTAGCGGCAATCCAATTGCTTCTATAACATGCGATAAATTCGCGAAAAGAACATTTACTATTATGGAGGGCTAAAGCAGCTCTCTTATATTTTTTAAGAAAGGACGAATAGTATGAATTCTATCAAAACATTTTTTAGCAATCCCGCTAAGCTTAAAACACTTTCCGAGATTGGTATGGGCCTCGGTGCCTGCGGCATGATTGCATCAATCGGTGCGAGTGCTGGTGAAATCGTAAAAAGATATCGCGTTGCTAAATATTACAGAGTAATATACGATGACAGAGCTAATATCGGTAATATGTTAGTTGACGCGGTTAATAAAAAAATCGAAAATAGTAATGGTCTGATGGACATGCCGGAACTTACAAACTATCCAACGGTGGAACTTCCTGAATATGAGGAAGTAAAATGCAATGAAGATAGTATATTTGGAAAGTTCATCCATCGCATAACTAAAAACAAATTGTTTAGCGACATCAGATTTTTCAATACTACAGTAGGAAAATTCGACCTAAATTGGACTCCTGAATCACTCATCATTTGGGCTCAGAGTCATGGAGTTCTTAATGATGAGGTCCTTGATGCTGTTAATACATATACAGCAGATGCTGATATCTATAACGACTCAATTGTGAAGTATGAGCGATTTATAAATATCACCAAGAAAATGTTAACACCTTTAAACGTAGTAACTACTATTGTTGGGATTCTCGAAGTAATCGGATTAATAATGTTTAAATCATAAGCATTACTCAACATAGGACCGCTCCATTATAAATATGCTTTAACCATGAGCGGGCTAACAAGGTAACAAGCAGAAGACGTTAAACCCTGATGAGGCTGCGGCAGGCGTAAAATGCCAAAAAAAAATATTTTCCTAATTTAATACACTGGGTATAGTATCCACCCAGGCTAGAAAACGGACTCCGATTCAGCAGCGGTACTGCTGAACATAACTTTAGGTATGATACCACCTGACTAGCAGAACGGGTCCCTGGCTGCAGAGGTTCTGTAGACTTCGAAGATTTTATAGGGCTAATGTTTGTTATAGAACATGGGCCCTGTAACTTTATCTCGATTATATTCTAAAATTGGAGGTGAAATAATGTCTATTATTTCAATAATTAAAGACTTCTTTAAGAAGCCAGAAGTAGGCGGAGTATTACTCACTTGCGGATGTGTCGTTGTCGGCGCTGTATATGATGCCATAAAGGCTAAGACTAATACTGATACTGATACTAATAATAAAAAAGGAGATGATAATATGGCAGACAACAGATTTAACGACCTTATGTATAACGTGGCTGAAAAGCTTTTAAACGAAGCTGATGAAACTCGTAAAAAACATTTAAACGAAGCTGATGAAACTCGTAAAAACGTTAAGGCTCTCAGAAATAGACGTCTTAACAACCCAGACGTATCTGTATACATGCAGATGGGCGGCGTTATCATTGGTATAGTAGGTCAGTTCATGGGCTTTATTTCTAACAATAATAAGGAGGCAAAATAATGTCATTTAAGTCAATTATATCCGTAACAGGTAATTTTATTAAAATGCACTCATCCGAGATTTGCTTGGGCATTGGCGTATGTGGACTTGCAGGTACAGTCGTTACAACTGCAAAGGTTGCTACACCAATTGTTAATATGAGTCGCGATTATCAGGCCGAAAAAGAGGAACTTAACTTCGAGTTTGAAAATGATAAGACAAACGAGGAATACAAAAGTAAGTTCCGTGCTATTCGTCTTGATTACTATAAAAACGTAGCAGTTTGCGTGCTGCCTGTAGTAGGCTCTATCGCCGTTACACTGGGCGGTTTCTTTGGTGCGTATAACATTATATCCACAAAGCTTACAGCCATGACAGCGGCTGCTGAGTCACTTGAGGCGATGTTTAACAAGTATCGCGCTCGTGTAGTAGAGGATGCTGGCGAAGATAAAGACCAGTATTACATGACAGGCGTTAAGAAGGCCAAGAAAACAAAGGTTTCTGAAGTTAATGAAGAAACTGGTGAAGTAGAAGAGTACACAGTATATTCTACAAAAGAAGACCTCGACATGGTAAACGAATTTGCTGTTTGCTTTGACGAGATAAACTCTTCTAAGTGGACAAAGCATGGTGCACTTAATAAGGCCGAAATTAAGTCTGCTGAAAAGTTCGCAAACATCCGTCTTAAGGCTAAGGGATGGCTGTCTCTTAATGAAGTATACGAGATGCTCGGTGTACAGGCAACAGATGCCGGTCAGGTATTTGGTTGGATTGATAACCCAGAGGCTCATAAGGGAGCAAGAGACGACCTTCAGGTAGAGCTTCAGATTTGGGATGCAGGCCTCAAGTCTAAGAAGGTAGACGGCATGAACGTACCAGCTGGCGAAGATTCATGGTGGATTGTTCCTAATGTTCAGGGAATTATGAAGATTGACTCAGTTCCTGACAATTACTGGGGTTCATCTGCAGCTGATTAATTATATTTAAAGGAGTGTTTTTAATGAATTTAAATAACGTTTTAATAATTGGTGGTTGCACTCTCCTGGGTGCAGCCGCCGGTGCTGGTGCTATGTATTACGTGAAAGAGAAGCAGTACGCAGCACTCTTAGACGATTATAACGACCTTTTGGTTAAAAATCATGTTTTAGCGGATTGTGTAAACTCCGAAGAACCAATAGAGGTTGCTGAGGATTACAAAGAAGATTACGAAACAGACGTCGAATGGGACGACCTCATGGATGACTTCAATGAGCACGTTCAAGAACGTGTCAAAGATGATGGAATCGACTGGGGTGAGGCACAGTTCTATGAGGATGACCTATCACCTTTTGAAGAGCTGAAAAAAAGAAAACTCCAGGCACAGTGCACAGATGACGAGGACGACCACGAAAACTATCTTGAATATTATTATGATGGTTATGACTGGGGTAATAACGAGTACCTCGGATTCGACGCTGGTTGGGCTCGCATCTGGAGAACCGATGACAACTATTACATGGTTGTTACTAAACGCGACCTTGACATCGATGACTCCGACGAAGATGTAATTGTCCCAATGGTAGTTGATGGTAAGCTTAACCCAGAGTTCACAAATGAGTGGGGCTACGAAAGAATCATTGACCCGCTTGAGTACTTTGATGAGATGTCAGACCTCATGGTGCTCGGAGACGATGGACGTCTTAGTGATGACGATATCTCTTGTAGATGGGTTACTTATATTCGTAACTACCGTACTATGCACGATTGGCAGATTACAAATGAAATCGGCATAGAAATAAACACAAATCCATACTCTGGTGTAGTAACAACTGAATTCGGCAAGACAGATTATCAGGACATCTTGGATAACGCGCATTTAGTTGAACCGCCTATAGAATGAGCACTGTATCCAGCCCAGAGGCATACAAATACGATACAGCTCGATACTACACACCTGACGAAAAGTGTCCTGACGAATTCGTAGATGCGTACGTATTATATTTACAAGAGTATGTTGATATAACCGAGTCGGGCGAATATCTGTTCAGAACATTGCTCGATATACCTTACTATTGGAATAATAAATTCGACGATAGTAGAGCTATGGACGGCAGACGAATTCGCAACCGATTTCTTAACGAGGACGACTCAACTACTGAGGAAGTTATTGAGAGTTTCGTTTATGGATGGCCCGTGTCTGTATTAGAGGTATTAATTGCCTTGGCTCGTAAATTAGACCTAGAGTATCTCCACACGCCAATGGAAGACCAAGCGCACGTTTGGTTTTGGATGATGATGGAGAACCTAGGTCTTGAGCATCACATTATTTCAGCAAATAGACACTTTGCATATGATGACGAGATTAACGACATCAAGGCTAAGGTGTTCTGTTGGATGGATAAAGAGTACGATGATAATGGACACGGATACAACCCTTTTGAACCGCCTCCAGATTATATTCATGATTTGGATTTTAATAAGTATTTGTATAAGGATGCCAGCCTATGGACACAATCAATATTGTGGATTAGTTCTGGCGGGTATTTACTATAAGTTTTAAGGAGTGATGATTTATGACATTTGAATCAGCTAACGAATATGGTAAGCATTTGGCAAAAATCTGTACAGATTCATTAGCAAAAGGCAATCCAACAACTAATATTACATGTATGGATATGCTCGAATATCTTAAAGTTGCTAATGATTTATTCACAACATCTTCGAATACGTGGACGGTAACACAACCACATGATAAGGAGTGATAATTTATGACAAAATACATTTGGTATACTTATCCACCATTCCTGCCACTTGAGAATGGTAATGTTATGTTCAGAATCGCTTTTGAAGCTGGTAAGTCATATGGACAGATGGTTCGCTGGCTAAGGGAACAACATCCGGGATGTATGATTATAGGAGTTGGCGATTGGCCGCTCATTCACAACTACGTGGAACTTGAAACAAAATCTTGTGGTGTCGGTATGAGTGAGTGTGACGAGCTATGACTTTCAAGCAAATGCTACGATTCTGCGAGGACGGATGTTATGAATGCCCATTCGGATTCGATTCATTATACACGGACTACGATTATGACGAATTAATCACTGAGTGTCACATAATGTATTATACAGAAGAAGAAATCATTGCAGAATATTGTAAACGGTTCGGTTCTCCAGATGCAACTTGGCAAGGTTAAGATTATATTTAAAAGGAGGTTGGTGTTATGTTCGTATCAAGAGACAAATTTGAAGGAGACTGGAATTATAGAGGAGTGGAAGCTGATTCATTCCCAGAGCTCCTCAAGGCCATCAACACATTTGAAACAAAACCTAACGAAGGTGCGGCACTAATGTCATACGCTTATGGCGATGGCAAATGGACCGCCATTTTTAAAATTACTAGAGTATGATAAGGAGATTATATTTATGACATCACTTGACTTCATTACTCTTGTAACTCGCAAGAAATCCAAAGACGTATATGAGGTCGAGCCTAGTGTAAAGATTAAGCGTTCTAAGGACTTGATTGTTAAAGGTGGAGACTGGAATGCATGTTGGGACAGTGAAGCCAACATGTGGACCACAGATTGGTACCGATTCATAGACATCGTGGACGGTATCGTGTCTGATTATATCCCACCATCGGATAATCCGGGCGTAACTATAACTAAGAAGTACTTCAGTGATGCAAATAATGGAACGGCTAAAAAGGCTATTGAGGCTTTTAAGATGTTCCCGAAGATTGACCACGCTCTTGATAGAGAAGTCACATTCAAATCCGAAGAAGTTACTAAACGAGATTATAGGTCACGTCGTCTTCCATACGACCCTGAGGACATACCTACACCATGGTATGACAAACTTATGTCAACTATCTGGACTGATGAAGACAGACAGATGGTAGAATGGTGTATGGGTGCTATACTCACAGGTGAGGCTAAGAACATTCAGAAGTTCTTGGTTATGTATGGTGACCCGGGCTCTGGTAAATCCACAACTATCAAAATATTTAGAAAATTGTTAGAGTGCGAAGACGGTTCGGAGTATGCAGCCCCATTCACCGCAGAGGGTATTGTAAAAGGGCAGACACATGCTACTGAATGTCTTGTAACCAACCCACTACTGTTATTCCAGGACGACGCTAATCTTTCTGTCGTGTTCGATAATACAGTATTCAACTCTATGGTATCACATGAGGAAATCACAATCAACCCGAAGTATGTCAAAACATATTCTCAGAAATTGGATTCCTTTATAGTTCTAGGTACAAACTCTCCCGTAGCTATCAACTCAACAAAAGCTGGTATGATTAGACGTTTGCTTGACGTTAAACCGACTGGCAAAGTTCTTAGCGATAAAAACTTTAGGGAGGGAAGAAAGCATTGGCTTGCTGAAGAGATTCCAGGTATCGCTTATCGTTGTATAAGAGTATTTGAGAATCTTGGTCCTAGCTTCTATGATGACTATAGGTCTTCGTATATGATTGAGCACACAAATGTAATTCACGAATTCATGTTGAGTTATATTTCAGACACAGATGGGCTCGAAGATTGGCAGATTAATTGTGTACCTGCCATGGAAGTATTTAAACGTTACAACAAATATTGTGAACTCACAAATCACACAGCGCTCCCATATAATAAATTTAGAACTGAGGCAGAGGTTTATTGGGATAGGTGCGTTGCCAGGATTCGATGCGGCCCAGATAATGGACCGTTCTCAAACAAACAGGCACGTAATGTATTTGTTGACTTTAAGTATGATAAATTATATCTTAGCGACCTTAAAGGCACTATCGCTGAGAAAGAAAAGAACGAAACTTGGCTCGACTTCAAATCTCAAACCTCAGTATTTGATTTAGAGGCTGCTACGTATCCTGCACAGTATGCAAATGATGAAGGCACCCCTAGATACAAATGGGAGAACGTAAAGACCAAGCTTCAAGACATAGATACTAATAAACTGCACTATGTCCAAGTGCCTAATAACCACATCATAATCGATTTTGACATTCCTAACGTCAAAGGCGATAAAGACCTTGCGCTAAACAAACGTGAGGCTGAACACTGGCCTGAGACATATGCAGAACTATCTAAATCTGGACAGGGTATCCACCTGCATTATATTTATGACGGTGACCCTCTAGAGCTAGCAGACCACTTTGACGACAAGATTGAGATTAAGGTGTATAAAGGCAATTCAAGTCTTCGAAGGCTTCTAAGCCTATGTAATGCATCACCTATCGCTCACTTGTCAGATGGTAGTTTACCTAAGAAAGAGAAAAAGTTCTCGTACAATAAAGGATGTGAAAATGAATTTATGAATATGGAAGAAGCAAAGGTTGACCGTTATATTCGGTCTGTTATTGCTAACGCATTTAAAAAGAAGCATCACGGTGCTACTAAACCAGAAGTTGACTACATCAAGTTCATCTTGGACCAGGCATACGAATCCGGCAAAACATATGACGTATCAGACATGTATTCTGACATCGTTGCATTCGCCGGTTCATCAACTCATCAGGCAGACAAATGCTTAGAGGCCGTTAAAGACATGCACTTCAAATCCGCCGAGATTATATTTGATAATCCGACATTTAACTCTGATAGGATAGTGTTCTATGACGTTGAAGTATTCCCTAACCTGTTACTCATCAACTGGAAGTACCAGGGTAAGGACGAACCAATGCATAGAATGATTAACCCAACTCCAGACGAGGTTGCAAAGCTTTGCGAGCAGAAACTCGTTGGATTTAATGTACGCAAGTATGATAACCACATTATATTTGCTAGAGCATATGAGGGTTATACATCCGCTATGGAAATATTCAAGTTATCAGACCGCATCATTAACGACTCTACATTCCATGGCTTCGGTCCTGCTTGGGGATTGTCTTATGGTGACATCTATGAGATAGCCACTAAGAAGCAATCACTTAAGAAGTGGGAAATCGAGCTTGGAATACATCATGAAGAGTTAGGTCTTCCTTGGGACCAGCCAGTTGCAGAGGAGCTGTGGGATAAAGTTGCGCATTACTGTGACAATGACGTTTATGCCACTGAAGCTGTGTGGGATTATATTTCAGATGACATTACCGCTCATGAGATACTGGTAGAGCTTGCAAACTTGTTCTACCCTGACCGTAAGCGTCCATTTGTATTTAACGACACCACACGCCATCTGGCAGAGGCTATTATATTCCATGGTGATGAGATTGTACCTGACCGCGACCTCAAATACACAAATCTCGCTGAGACATTCCCAGGCTATAAGTTTGAGACTGTAACAACGAAGAAGAAAAATGGTAATACCGAATTCAAGACACAATCTACTTATAAGAATAAGGAGATTAATGAAGGCGGTAGAGTAGTTGCTGACCATGGTATCTGGTATAATGTAGTCACAGCTGACGTAGAGTCTATGCACCCGTCTAGCTTAGAGCAACTTAACTTGTTTGGAGATTATACTAAGAACTTCTCTGAACTTAAAGCCACAAGACTCGATATCAAACACAAAGACCTCGAGAAGGCTGCTACAAGATTTAATGGTGTACTTAAACCATTCTTGAAATCTGAGAAGCAGGCCAAAGCTCTTGCTAAGGCTTTTAAGCTGGTAATTAACTCCATGTACGGTTACACCCAGTTGAAGATTGATTCCAATCCTTTCTGGGACCCACGAAACGTAGACAACATCGTTGCTAAGCGCGGCGCTTTGTTTATGGTTGACCTTCAGGAGTTGGTTGAGCGGGAAGGCTATCACGTTGCTCACATTAAGACAGACTCTATTAAAGTAACCAACTCTGACGATTATATTCTTAAACGAATTGTTGACTTCGGCAAGACATATGGATATCGATTTGAGGTTGAATCCCGATACGATAAGATGTGTCTTGTAAATGACTCTACTTACATCGCATATGGTAGCGAGGACGGTGAACCTAAGTGCTGGCACGCCACAGGAGCCCAGTTCAAACACCCATATGTATTCAAGAAGTGGTTTAGTCATGAGAAAATCACCTTAGATGACATGTCTGAGACTAAGGAAGTTAAGACTCCTTACGAGATGTTCATTAAACGTGGTGAGGAACTGGAATATATAGGCAAAGTTGGACGTTTCTTACCAGTTCAACCCGGCACTATTGGCGGACAACTGGTAAAAACTAAGGACCATGTCAAGTATGATGCGGTTACAGGCACCAAAGGCTACGAATGGGTCGAAGCTGAGAAGGTAACACCTGAGTTAGAGCATTATATTTGCTATGATTATCATGAAAAATTAGCTCAAAAGGCTCGTGAGGCTATAGAAGAATATGGAGATTTTGATGAATTTTGTGCCATTTAAGGCCATTTTCTGTGCCATCAAGGTGGCACAGGGGTGGCACAGAAGCCGGTTTTGTGCCACTCTTTTCAGAACTCCTAAGATTTCTAAGGCTTTTGAGCGGGCCATTTTGGGCGATTTTCTTATATTTTGGGCAAAAAACGGGTATTTTTGTGCCACTGTGCCACCTGTGCCACCTATTTATAAACTCCTGTAGAAAAAAAAATAATAATATTTATTATTATATATAGAAAAGTTTTGCAAAAAGGGTGGCACACTGGCACAACTGGCACAACTGGCCCAAATCATCAAAAATAGTTTAAATAAGGAGGATTGTACGATGAATGACAATTATTCTACAAAAGAAGTGTATTTTGACGAATACTGTTGTAAATGTGTTCATAAAGACGACCCAGAACGCATGAGTGACATGCATGAAGAAGACGTATGCCACTGGTGTTTGGGTGTTCCATACAATATTAACTCACATAAGCCTGTTAGGTTTGAAGAAGCTGAGGTAAAGTCTAATGAAAATTAGAGAATACAACAGACCTAGCAGATGTGAATGCTGTCAGTTCTGCTCTGTAGACTTTATTGGGTGTGTCTTTGACACTAATCTAACCTGGGACGACTATTGTCTCAAGTTTAGACCTATGGACGGTACATATGAGGATGTTAACCGTACCCTATTCGATTATATTTTTAGAAAGAAGGGTCATAAATGAAAATCCTATATGATTACCAGCTCGAAGCAATCTCTCGAATGAAAGATGGTTGTATACTATGCGGTGACGTCGGCACTGGTAAATCCTTAACGGCGCTAGCGTACTACTTTACAAGTTACTATGGCATCTTACCTGAGACTGTGAATGATGTACCATCACCAATGCAAAACCCAGCACCATTATATATTATCACAACTGCTAGAAAGCGAGACACTTTCGAGTGGGACTTCGAGTGTAACAACTATAGCATAGCTGAACAAGCATCTGTCGTTATCGACTCTTGGAATAACATAGGCAAGTATACAGATGTAAAGGATGCGTTCTTCATCTTTGATGAGCAACGTGTCGTAGGCTATGGCGCCTGGACTAAGTCGTTCTTAAAGATAACAAAGAACAATCGATGGATACTATTGTCTGCAACTCCAGGTGACACATGGTCTGATTATATTCCAGTATTCATTGCTAATGGATTCTATAAGAATAAGACAGACTTCACAAAACAACACATCGTTTATAGTAGATTCACCAAGTATCCGAAAATCGACCATTACATCTCAACCGGTAAACTGATTAGTCAGAGAAGGTCAATACTGGTAACAATGGAAGACCGTAGGAAAGCGATAACACATCACGAGGAAGTTCTTTGTGAGTATGACCGAGACAAGTATAAAGAAATCATGAAAGAGCGTTGGGACCCATACAAAGAACAACCAATCGCAGACGCTGGTGGATTGTGCTATTGCATTCGTCAACTTACCAATTCTGACAAGTCCCGATTAAAACGATGTGAAGACATCATAAGCCATAGGCATAAAGTGATTATATTCTATAACTTTGACTATGAGTTAGAAGCACTACGTAAGCTATGTAAGAAGCGTAGATACACATATGCAGAGTGGAATGGACATAAGCACGAGCCTATTCCAAAGGATAAGGATGTATGGGTATACCTTGTGCAGTACACGGCTGGAGCCGAAGGCTGGAACTGCACAGAAACGGATACGATTATATTCTTTAGTCAGAACTATTCATACAAGATAATGGCACAGGCAGCTGGACGTATTAATAGAATGAACACACCATTCACAGACCTGTACTACTATCATCTTAAATCAAGATGTCCTATTGATTTAGCCATCTCTAGGGCAATAATGCATAAACAAAACTTTAATGAATCGGCATTTGCTGATAAACTTTATAATTAACAGGAGGATTTAATAATGGCTAACAAATTTGATATTAAGAACGAAACATTTGAGGACGTAAGAATCATTAGAGCATGGTCTAATTTTGCTGGACTTGCTTCAAAGTACAACTCTCTTGGTAACAGAAACTTTGTTATCGAACTTCCAGGTGACATGGCTCTTGACATGGAACAGAAAGGATGGAATGTTAAGACAAGACAATCTAAAGAAGAAGGCGAACCAGACTGGTACACACTTCAAATAACAGTTAAGTTTAACAAAGACAATCCAAGACTCAATCCTAGAATTATATTGATTCAGGGAAAGAAACAGATTCCTCTCACTGAGGATAATATTGACATTCTCGATAATATTGACATCCAGACAGCAGACCTTACTATTAGGCCTTACTCATGGGAAGTTAATGGAAACTCTGGTGTTAAAGCATATGTTGATGAAATGTATGTTATTCAGAACATGACCGACCTGTCTGCTAAATACATGGATTATGGTTATGAAGAGGAGTGCCCATTCTAAATGCTAGAATCAGCTTATCAAAGAGGGCTGATTAAGAGACTTAAAGAGCGTTACCCAGGCTGCATCATCTTAAAGAACGACCCGAATTATATTCAGGGTATGCCAGACTTAATAGTTCTTTATGGTGAGCACTGGGCAATGCTCGAAGTAAAAGCTAGTGAAAAAGCAGCACATCAGCCTAACCAAGATTATTGGATTAATAAAGCTAATACATTAAGTTTCGCTGCATTTATTTATCCTGAGAATGAGGAGGAAGTGTTACATGGATTGGATAAATCATTCGTCCCTTGAGGGGAAACATGCGTTCCTAAGCGCAAGTAATAATACGTGGTTACGTTATAGAAAAGAAGATGGCTCATACGACTACGATAGATTATATTCTGTATACGATGGTCGTTTAGCTTGTGAATATGGTACTAGAATGCATGCGTTTGCGGAAGAAGCTATTAGTCTTGGTATTAGACTCCCCAGGAATAATAGAACTCTTAACCTACATATAAACGACGCTATTAAGTACCGCATGACTCCAGAAGTGCTATTATATTACTCAGACAACTGTTTCGGCACAGCAGACGCTATTAGTTTTAATAATAACATACTACGCATACACGACCTTAAGACTGGTAAAGGTACTGTGCATATGGAACAGCTTGAGATTTACGCAGCCCTGTTCTGTTTAGAGTATGGTGTTGACCCGTATTCCATCGACCAGATTATATTACAGATATACCAAAGCAATTCGGTACAACGATTTGAGCCATCTCCGGATGACATACAAGACATCATGAATTTAATAATCGATTGTGACCGCGCGCTTACTAAATACATGGAAAAAGCCAAGTAAAAGCGCACTCGCGACAAAAACATGGCCCTTTATGGAAGATTGGTCTTTGAGAAAGACGATTAGACGGGCGGAGGAAGGGAATCTAAAGAGTTAATCATTTAGATTATATTTGAAAGCACAAGAAACTAGCAAACCTAACCAAGTTTTAGGGGATACATTCTAGGTTTTAGAACGTGTCCCCTTGTGCTTTTTACACGCTCGCGAAAAAAACATGGCTCTTTATGGAGGGTGATGATAATAAAGTCAGCACCACCGAAAACTATATTAACTAATGAAAAGGAGCTAACACTATGAAAGCTAACATCAACAACAGAACAAACAACGAAATCAACACAAACGAAGAATTCGAACTTATCGAAGAAATAACAAACGAAGTATTTTACGCAAACAAAAACAATGAAAACGAAAAGGAGTCAATCACAATGAAGAAGAACGAACTTACAAACAAATTCGCAGAGTACAGAAATAATCGTAAGGTTAAGAAGGAAGAAAACGCTCGTGCAGAACGTGAACGTAAGAATCGTGAGGCATGCGAAAAGTACTACGGTACAAAGGATTACGAAGAGCTTACTAACGAAGAACGTCGTGAAGCAGTAATGGCAGAAGACAGAGTACGCAAAGAGAAAAACGATGCCGATGCCAAAATCGCTTGCGAAGCAATCGCAACAGCTGGAGTAATCATTACCGTAGCTGGAGTAGCATACTACGAAGCAAATGGTCACGTGCTCACCGGTAAATCTACAACTTTTATCCCAAAGATTAAGTAACAACTGCGGAGGAACTATGGAAACATAGTTCTTCTTCTTTCAGATTATATTTAAAAATCGAGTTCGCGAAAAAAACATGGGCTTTTATGGGGGAGAAGGGACATTTCGGTCACTAGCTGGACGCTAAAACGCGATAATGTCACGGACTTTCCCTTTTTACTTTATTGTGTAAATGGAGGTATTTACTATGAGTAATAGTTACTCAAACATGGGATTCGAGCACAACACTGATATAGCCAGCCGACTCAGAAGTGAAGCTGGTTCAAGCTACACTAGTTTAGCACAAGCATCGAAAGACTTATATTTTGATGAAGTGTTTGAACGTCAGCTTGAAGTTGATTGTCAGTATTCACTTGAGCGTGGCGATTGGAATGATTCATCTTGGAATAGAACGCCAGAGCCACAACCAAGAATCGAGGATTTGTTTTAA